GTGGAACTACACCTTCAGCTCCTTGTGATCCGATTTGTTTGGTTAGAAAGGAACTTCCAATTTCAGTTCGGTTCAGTGCTTGTACAAACACAGTTGGTCAAGTTACTTATTATAGTAACTTCCCAAGTCCAATCCAAAACATATTGACAACACAATATGAAGAATTTGATGGAGATTTATCTACATTACAAACACAAATAAACGGAATGGTTTCCGATGTTATTACAAGTAATAATGTTTATGCTGAAGATGAAACAATTAGATATTTTGGTTCTATACCACAATCAGATTATAATACATTAACGTCAGGTGGTTTTACCGCAGCAACAAACGTATTTGCAGTTGATAATGTTTCTTTTGAGGATTGTGACCCAGCGTCCCCTTATAATGATTCTTGGTTTTATGCGTTATTTACAAATAATGGTAACAGTTCGTATTCAGGATTTTCATTCTTTACAACTGTTTCTGGTTTAACATTACTTAACCCAGTTACAACAACAACAACACATTTTCCGGGCACAACCACAACAACAACAACAAATCCTTGTGTTACACCTACCCCTATTACCACAACAACAACAACGGTTCCTGCACCAGTTTACTGTTATTCAGGTACTGTAGTTGGTATGTTATATTACTATACGGGTACTTCATTTACAGAATACGATGATTTAATAGTTGTAACATTAAGGTCAAGAGGTAATTCACCATATAGTGATGGAACTAATCCGATTTATGAAATAACTGGAGTTACTGACGTTACTTATGATATGACTGGAGAATATTCAGGGGTTATTAAAAATCCATTCTTATCTTTTGGAATTAATGCAACTAACTATGAAGGGACTAACTTTAGTTTTGAAGTTTCTTTAAGCTCATCTGACGCACAAAATATCAATAAAGTATTTGGTAGAGGTAATTTTGAAAAACCAAGAACTCAAGTTCCTTTAATGGTTGAAGAGACTTACCAAACTTTATTAAATTATGCTTGGAGTAAAGGTTATATTAGAGGTTTAAGTGCCGAAGTAGTGTCTACAGAAGGAGCTCAAAGTAATGACTTTAGTTCAATTGGGTGGTATCTAGATAAATTCCAATCCCCAGCAACCCCTTGGGTTGTATCTGAACTAAGAGGTACTAAAGTTTATAATATGTTTAAATTTTATACAATCTCTGATGGTAATACCGCTAATACCGAAGTTAAAATTTCATTAGCTGACCTATCATTTAATAATGAAACATTTACTGTTTTAGTAAGAGATTATTTTGATACTGATTCAAATCCAGTTGTAATTGAGAAATTTACAAACTGTTCAATGAATCCTTCAGAAAATAACTTTATCGCTAAAAAAATTGGTACATTAGATGGTGAGTATACATTGAACTCTAAATATATTATGGTTGAAATGAATGAGGATGCTCCTATTGATTCAATCCCTTGTGGATTCCAAGGTTACGAATTTAGAGAGTATCCTGGAAGTAAATCTCCATTCCCAGTTTATAAAACTAAATATTTCTTACCTGGTGAAACAGTATTTAACCCACCATTTGGTTTAACTAGTGGAGGTGATGATGCTTATATCAGCCCAGGAGATAATGTTAGAAGAACATACTTAGGTTTAGGTTCTTATTGGGGTTATGATTCTGACTTCTTCCAATATAAAGGAAAAAGAAAACCTTTAAATTTATGTACGGATGAAGGATTTGAATGGTCATTTAAAACTAAAGGTTTCCATATGGACCAATTAGCTAGTGGTATTACAATATCATCAGGTTTTGCGTCAAGTGGAACACCAGCTTATGAAGTAGGAGTAACAACATTCTCTTCAGAACCTACAAATCCAGAGAATCCTTACTACAGATTAAACTCTAGAAAATTCACGGTAATGGCTTATGGTGGGTTTGACGGATGGGATATCTATAGAGAATTTAGAACAAATGCCGATAAATATACGTTAGGTAGAACTGGTTTCTTAAACGGAGCTTGTCCATCTTTAAGATTCCCTAATGGTAAAGGAAATGGATTGTTCAAACAAATTAGTATTGGAGACGGAACTACCGAATACGGTAATACTGACTATTACGCATACCTATTAGCTCAAAGAACATTTGCAAACCCAGAAGCGGTTAACATTAACTTGTTTGTAACTCCTGGTATCGACATTCAAAATAACAATGACTTAGTTGAAAGAGCGATTGATTTGGTTGAGAACAGTAGAGCGGATTCATTATATATCACAACATTACCAGATCACAATATGTTTGTTGCTACAACTACAGGTCAAGACGGATTAATATACCCACAAGAGGCGGTTGATATTTTGGAAGAAACCGGAATTGATTCTAACTATACTTGTACATATTATCCTTGGGTATTAACTAGAGATACTGTTAATAACACTCAAATCTATATCCCAGCTACGGCCGAGGTAACAAGAAACTTGGCGTTAACTGACAACATTGCATTCCCTTGGTTTGCAGCGGCTGGTTACACAAGAGGTATTGTTAACTCAATAAAAGCTCGTAAGAAGTTGACTCAAGAAGATAGAGATGTTCTTTATCTTGGAAGAATTAACCCAATTGCGACTTTTGCAGATGTAGGTACAGTAATTTGGGGTAATAAAACTCTTCAAGTTAGAGAGTCAGCACTTGATAGAATTAACGTAAGAAGATTGTTATTACAAGCTCGTAAATTGATTTCAGCAGTATCCGTAAGATTATTGTTTGACCAAAACGACCAACAAGTAAGACAAGATTTCTTAAATGCAGTTAATCCTATTTTAGATGCAATCAGAAGAGACAGAGGTCTTTACGATTTCCGAGTTACAGTTTCAAGTGATACTGCTGATTTAGATAAAAACCAAATGACAGGTAAGATTTATATTAAACCAACTAAGTCACTTGAATTTATTGACATCACATTCTATATCACTCCGACTGGAGCGTCTTTTGATAATATCTAAAACGTATAGTCAAAAATAAAATAAAAGGGGGACTAGTTCTCCCTTTTTTTATTTATCTAATATTTATTAATATGAATTACAAAAGTTTGGCAAGAGAAATCATTAATGAAATGGTTGAGGAGAAAAACCTTAGATTATATGGTTTTGATTGGGATGATAACATTTTGAAAATGCCAACTAAAATATATTTAAAAAATGATAAGGGTAGTGTTGTTGGGATGCCAACTGATGACTTTGCAGAATACAGACATCTTATTGAAAAAGAACCTTTTGAATATAAAGGCGATACGATTGTGGGATTTGATGATGAGGCTTTTAGAGATTTTAGACATTCCGAAACATTTTTAACTGATACCAAAATTGCTATTGAAAAGAATCGAAAGTCCCCAAGTTTTAAAAAGTTTAAAGAAAATTTAATTTATGCAAACCCATTCTCAATAATTACCGCAAGAGGACACAATCCAAACGTACTTAAAAAAGGGGTTAAATTATTTATCTATATGGTTTTATCTCCGGATGAAAAACAAATAATGGTAAAAAATATAAAAAATTCTTTTAAACATGAGGAAATTTTTTCGGATAACTTTTTAAGAAAATTAAACACATTAGATAATAATCAAATAATTGATTTATACCTGGACGAAAAGGGCGATTACTATCCGGTGTCCTCAAAAGAGTTTGGAGAAAAATTTGGTGTGGAAGTTAGCGGTGGTGCGGCAAACCCGGAAGAATCTAAAAAAATTGCACTTTTAGATTTTATTTCAAAGTATGATGATTTAATTATGGGTGGTAAGTATGTTAATACTTCATTAGGATTTTCTGATGATGATCCTAAAAATGTTAAAGCTATGATTAATTATGTAGAAAATGAATTATCTAATATGTATCCAGAAGTTAAATTTATTATTTATGATACTTCAGAAGGAGGATATAATAAAATTCATATAGAAGCTAATAAAGAAGAAAGTGATGAAGAAGTTATGCTTGAAAGTTTAATTAAGAGAACAATATTGAAAATTAAATCAAAGTAAAGAGAAAATTTTTCTAAACCGGTATATTTATAAAATAACAAAAATAAACATAAAACAAAAAATAAAAAATTATGGCTGATTTATTAATGAAAATGCCAGTTCCGTACGAACCCAAAAGACAGAACAGGTTTATTGTAAGGTTTCCTTCTAGTTTGGGTATTAATGAGTGGTTCGTTGAAAGTGCATCAAGGCCATCAATTAAAGTAGGTTCAACTGAAATTCAATTTTTAAACACATCAACTTACGTTGCTGGTAGATTTAACTGGGATCCAATTACGGTTAAGTTCCGTGACCCAATCGGTCCTTCAGCGTCACAAGCATTAATGGAATGGATGCGTCTATGTGCTGAGTCAGTTACTGGTCGTATGGGTTATGCAGCTGGTTACAAAAAGAATGTGGATCTAGAAATGTTAGACCCAACAGGAGTAGTTGTTGAGAAATGGATTTTAGAAGGTACATTTATGACTGATCTTAACTTTGGGTCATTGTCTTATTCTCAAGATGCGTTGGCTGATATTTCGGCAACCCTAAGAATGGACCGTTGTATTTTAGTTTACTAAAAAATATTATCAAAAAAAAATATGTCCCATATGGTTTATTCCGTATGGGATTTTTATTTACAAAAAACATAAGTAAAGTATCTTTATTATAAAAAAGAATATGGAAACAAATGTTAATAATTATGGACAAATGAATTTTAATCTACCTCACGATGTTGTTAGATTACCTTCAGGGGGAATATTTTACCCAAGTAAAAAGAAATCTGTAAAAGTTGGTTATTTAACCGCTTCGGATGAAAATACATTGTTAGGTATGGATGGTAGAAAATCTGTTAAAGAAAGTATTATTTTACCATTATTAAGAAATAAAATTTATGAGCCTGATTTAAGACCTGAAGAACTATTAGATAGTGATATTGAAGCAATTCTTATCTTTTTAAGAAATACCTCATTTGGTCCAGAATATAATATATCAATTAATGACCCAGAGACAGGTAAATTATTCGACGCTTCAATTGTTTTAGATGAATTAAACATTAAAAAAACAAATAATCTTCCATCTGATGATGGTACATTTACTACGGAATTACCAAAAAGTAAGGCGACAGTTAAATTAAGACCATTAACACTAAGAGATAGTGTTGAAATAGATGCGATAATTGATAATTACCCCCAAGGAAGAACAACACCATTAATTACTGTACGATTAAATAAAATGATAGTTGAGGTAAATGGAAGTTCTGATAGAGGAGAGATTGCGAAGTTTATTGAATCAATGCCAATTATAGACTCTAAATACATAAGAAGTTATCTTTTTGATAACGAACCTAGATTAGATTTAATAAAAGAAGTTATCGCCCCGTCCGGAGAAAAAGTTATGGTAAACATTGCTTTTGGGGTGGAGTTTTTTCGGCCTTTCTTCGCAATATAAAACACAATTAATTGATGAATACATATTTCTTGCTAAGATGTTAAAAACATCTTATAGTGATTTTTATCTTATGCCAACATATTTTAGAAAATATGTTATAAATAAATTAATTTCTGAAAACCAAAAAACGTAACTAATTCCTATTTATAATAAAAAACTAATCTATGTTTAGTAATGGAGATTTAAATGAAAGTGCGAACCAAGGAGCTGAGAATGCAGCTAAAGTAGATACTGGTTCGGTTGGTAAATCCTTTTCTGAAGTTGTCTATGACCCAGTGGCCGCAAATGGTGTTTTAGGTCTTTTTACCAGTTTAAAAGATGTTACCAAAAATGTTAAAGCTGAAATAGATAGTTTACTATCATTCGCTGAGAATTGGAAAAGGTTAAAATTTTTAGATACAGAATCTGCCGATATTATTAAATCTCTTGGTCTTGGAAGTCAAAAGGCCGGTGAATTTAGAAAAATGATTGCCGATGGAGCCGCATCATTTGCGGGTATTGGGTTAAGTGTTGAAAAAGTTGGTGAGACATATCTTGAGATTGCAAGTGCATTTAACACTAATATTTCTGTTGGGGTTGATGATTTAACAGAACTTGCGGCAACCTCAAAAGTAACCGGTATTGCTGGTAAAGAATTAGCCGCGGCGTTTAGAGGTGTTGGTGTTGACATTGGAGGTATAGGACCAAGAATGTTTGAGGTTACTAAAATAGCCAGGGAAAGTGGGGTTGCAGTTAGTGCGGTTGCAAAAGGAGTGGTTACAAATTTAGATAAAATGAATATCTATAATTTTGAGGGTGGAGTTAAAGGTCTTGCTAAGATGTCCGCTCAAGCATCTAAGTTAGGTATAGACATGGCAAAAATATTTACGTTAACAGATAAGGTATTTAACCCTGAAGGAGCAATTGAAACTGCCGCTGCGTTACAAAGATTAGGAGTTACAACTAATTCTTTATTAGACCCATTAAGATTAATGGATTTATCACAAAACGACCCTGCGGAATTACAAAATCAAATTGTTAATATGACAAAAGATTTTGTTAGATTTAATAAAGATTTAGGGGAATTTCAAATATTACCAGGAGAAAAAAGAAGATTAGAAGAAATTGCAAAAGCTTTAGGTTTAAGTGGGGGTGAGTTACAAAAGATGGCTCTAAACGCTTCTAACTTGGAATATAAAATGAAACAAATTAAATTCCCTAGTAGTATTGCATCTAAGGAAGATAGGGAATTAATTGCAACTTTATCTCAAATGAATAAAGATAAAGTATCGGGTGAAATGGTTGCACAAATAAAAGTTAAACAATTTGATAAAGAAGGTAATTACACTGGTAAAGATGATATGGTTAATGTAACTGAGTTAACTGTAGAACAATTAAAACAAATTAAGGAAGACCAAGAACTTAGAGGTAAAAGTATGGAAGATGTTGCTTTTGACCAATTAGGTGAATTAGAAAAATTAAACGCCAAATTTGACCAACTCAAAAAAGCTGCGGCATACGGACTATCCTCAAATGACCTTTCTCAAAAAACATATGGTCTTTTAACAACAGGGGCTAGAGAAAAATTATTTAAAGATGAAAATAACCCTAATGGAATGATTCCAGAATCGGTTTTAAAAACAGAAAACTGGAGAGATATGACCAATAAAATGACATCATCAATTTCTCTTGGGTTTGAAGAGGCATATAAAAAATTATCAACTATTAATAGTATGGCTGATATTCCCGCTGTTCTTAATGACCTTGGAAATATGGCAATGACTGCTTTAGGTGGATTAACTTTTGATAAAGTAATGGCTGAGTTTGAAAAAACAAAAACAGGATCAACAAACGGTATTGTGGGAAATTCAGGTGTAAATACAACAAATGTTAATGCGGTTAACTCAAACACAACAAACTCAAGTTTAAATAATACTAATAACACAAATGTTAATAATGTTACACCACCAATACCACAAGAATTAAATTTAAATGAAAAAGTCACGGTTGATGTAAATGTTAATTTAGACCCAGCATCAAAAGACCAGGCGTTAACATCTTTGATGAACCAGGCTCTTACTAAATTCTTTGGACCTGAAGGTGGAAACCAAAATATTGCGTTCGTATTAAACGAAATTGAAAAACAAAAAACCCAAAATAATTTAGTTCAAAGCAATGTACCTCAATAAAATTGTTTATAAAAATAAATAATCATCTATTTATTAATAAAGTAATTACATGCCAGAAAGTACATTATCATTTAATTTATCGTCGTCATTTAGGGACACATTATTGGCGAGAAATTTACAACCATATAATGTTCCGGGGGCATATACACCACCGGCAGGTAATTTAACCTATGAGATATCACCACTCCAAGACATTTCGGTAATAGATTCACCTAATGAATTGATTGGAACAACCGTACAGGCAAATAATCTATACACATTAAACGAATATGGTCCTGAAGGTGGATATAGTAATATTATTAACACTAATAATCCACCATTACCGGTAACTCCTAATCAAGGAGAGTATGGTCAAGATGATGCTCAGATTGATTTACTTAATGAATTCTACATTGATACCGCATACATAAAAAATATTTATGGTCCGGAAAGTGGGTATAAAGACCTTATTATTTTAACTGATAATATTAGTGATTTACAATATTTTTTACCATATTCTGTAACAAATGATAACTTATTTGTATCGGCACCAATTAACTTTTTATATTCGGTATATAGTCCTTACGATATATTATTCTCAAACGACCCATCAGGTTCGGCAGGTTCTTTATCTCAAGATTCATTTTTAGCTCAAATTGCCGCAAAAAAATTAAAAGATGCGTTTACTGAGAGAATAAATACTGAAATATATCAAGCGACTTTAGGTAGTGTTGGTTTAGACGCATTACAAGACCCTTTTGAAGCGTCTTTAGTTGCGACAGGACAACAACCCTTAATTACTAAAAACTGGAAAATTACGGTTCCAGAAAACCCGGTACTTGCCGCAGTTTCATTTGCAAATAGATTAAGTGGGACTTATTTCCCCGTTTCATTCATACCTGGAGATTATTTTAACCAACAGTTTCAAATAATATCACCACAAACAGAAAACGCTCTTAATGTTACAAATAATTTAACCGGAGGTGCTTTAGGGTCAATTCTTAATAAATATAGAAACCCTTCAGAGTTATTTGTTGCAAATACTGGTTATGGACAAAAATCTGTTTTATTTAAAAGTTTAGATTATAACCTTTACAGACCAAAATACGAAAGAGGTCTTGTTCTTGGGATAACTAATGCTATTTCTAATTTATTAGGTAATAGTGATAAAGGTGGAGGTTATTACGTTGGTAGTGACCAAGCAGAACCATCAACGATTAATTCACCAGCAAACGAAGTTCCTTCAGATAGATTTGGAAGACAACAAGAAACTCCAGTATATGGTCCGGCAGAATTAGGACAATTATATGAAGGAAATATTGATAAAATCCAATTTGGATTAAAAGGGAAATCTATTTCCAATCAAGGAGGAATTGCCGGACAATTTATTTGGACCTCACCAAAATATAAAGATAATTTAGGGTTTAAAGTTAAACCTGGTGGAGACCCGGTTAAAATTGATAGCGAATACAATTCGGTTAAAGGGGAATTTAATAGTGATACACAATCGGATGATTTTGAATTTAAAGGAGGATCAATATTAGATAATACCCAAAGATTAGTTGAATCCGCAGATAACGTTAGTGGTGAAAAAAGATTAAAACATGTTGGAAATGCAATCAACCAAATTTCAAAAGTATTCAACGACGGATACAAAGAAATGACAAAAGGTTCTCAGGTTATTGCTTATTACGATAGTGTAACAAATGAAAATACAATAGGTATTGATGGTACCGAAGTTGGTATGGAATACTGTAGAGTATTTCAAAAAGACACTCCGTACTACACATTTGCTGATTTACAAAAAACAGATGGTATAACAACATCAGGTAGAAGATTTAACAATTCGGTATTTGATAATACATATAATTTAAATATTGCACCACTTAGAGGTATTGAGTCCACTAACATTAGAGATGGTAAGGTAAAAAAATATATGTTCTCACTTGAGAACTTGGCGTGGAGAACATCCGACCAACCAGGGTTTACTTATGATGAGTTACCTGTTTGTGAAAGAGGACCAAATGGAGGAAGAATTATGTGGTTTCCACCATATGCACTTTCCTTTAATGAATCTTCTACCGCTAGTTGGAACCCAACATCATTTTTAGGAAGGCCAGAACCTATATATACTTATAAAAATACAACAAGAAGTGGAAGTTTAAGTTGGTTGGTTGTTGTTGATAGTCCTGCGGCTATGAATACAATTATTGAAAAACAGTTAGCGAATTTGTCTGAAGCACAAGTTGATTCAATTATGGATTCGTTTTTTGCGGGTTGTGTTAAATATGATTTATATGATTTAGCAGCAAAATTTAATACTATTCCGGTAAACCAACTTTATACATATCAAGAATTATTACAAAGCCCTAGATTAACGGAGGAACAAAAATATGATATTTTAAATGAAATACCTAAAAATCAGGCACCACCAATCAATGGGTCTGATGATCCAACATTTAGTACCGGTAATCAAGTAACAACGGAAAATGGTGGAGGAACCCAAGCGAACAACACAACTGCAACTTCAGATTCTTCTGAACAAATTGAAACGGATATTTTAAAACAATTTGAAGGGTTTGGGTTTTATTTTGATAATGACTATCCTACTGGTACAGGTTCTTGGGAGACAGAACTAACTTCAGATTACCAATCTTGGTATGACAAATATTTAGGAAGAAAACCAACTTATGCTGGTAATTCGGCACCGGCAAAAGTTAAAAGTGGTAGCGATACTTTTAAAAAAAGTGCCGTAATTCCATTCTTTGATGATGTGGTTATTGGAAATTTTAAAACTATAACTAATGATTTATTACCTAAATTAAAAGAAATTATAATAGATAAAGAAGGAACTGTAACACTTGAATTACAAGGTTCGGCTTCCGCACCAGCATCACCATCATACAATGTTAATTTATCAAAAAGAAGAAATAGCGTTGTTCTTAATTGGTTTAGAAAACAAACAATTGGGGACATAAAAATAAGTCAATTAGAAACCGAAAAGAAAATAATTTTTACATTTAACTCAAGTGGAGAAAAGTTTATAATACCACAATCTAACAAAGGAGGAGGAGTTGGAGTTGACTGTACAAAAAATATTATAGACGTTAATTTGGGTTATGTAACTAACAACTCACAATGGTATAGCTTTCCCGCAATGGTTTGTCGTAGAGTGGGTATTAATGTTATAAAAGCCACCATAAAAAAAGAAAAACCAAAACTTAAATATAAATGTCTTTCACCAGGACAATGTGCTCAGGCTGAGGACGGAACTTTTGATACCGAACAAGAATGTTTATCTAGTGGTGGTTGTCAAAAACCAGTAATGGGTTGGTCTTGTATTGATAATGTCTGTAAAGAAGTTCCTAATGGTATTTACGCAACAAAAGAATTGTGTAAATGTGAATCAACATCGGTTAAAAGATGGAAATGTCTTGGAACTGGTCAAAAATGTGTGCCGGCAGCGGAAACAGATTTAGTTGACACATTTACTGGAGAAACTGATTGTAATGAAATTTGTGGTAATATACCACCACCCCCACCACCCCCACCACCAAAGGTTAATAAGGAAATTAAAGAAGGAATATCTAAAAAAGTATTAAGGTATTTGTTCTCTGAATGTGATTATTTTGAGGTTATTAAGGAAACAAACCCAATGATATATTCCAGTATTAAAGATAAAATCAAATATTTTAGCCCAGCATTTCACTCAACAACACCTGAAGGATTAAATGCTCGTTTAACCTTTTTACAACAATGTGTTAGACCGGGACAAACAATTCCTGTTATTGGACCAGACGGTAAACCTAAATATAATGATGCAAAAAATACATCATTTGGAACACCACCGGTATTAGTATTAAGAATTGGAGATTTCTACCATACTAAGATTATACCTAACCAATTATCAATAACATATGAACCATTAGTTTATGATATAAATCCGGAAGGAATTGGTATCCAACCTATGATTGCAAAAATTAGTTTGGGATTTGATTTTATTGGTGGTCACGGATTAGCTCACCCAATACAAACGTTACAAAATGCATTATCATTTAATTATTACGCAAATACTGAAGTATATGACGAAAGAGCGGAATCAACCGAAAGCACAAAAGATAAGGATAAAGATTTGGTCTCTAAAATAATATCAAGAAAGGGGGATGATAGTTTACCAATTTCTAATATTGAGATAAATAATGTTGTTCCACAAAAAGGTGGTAGTACGATTGGTAATATATTGTCAACTAACTTATTTGATAATGGTTCTTATGAAGAAGGTGAAATAGAATATACTGCAGTGTTTAAAGAATTGTCAGATAAAACTAATAATTATTTTAAAACAATATTTAACCAACTTAAAACAATGAATGAAGTAACAAATTACCCTATGGTACAATTGGTTACTAAACAAAGAAGATATGTTGCGGGTGAATTGGCGCAATATGATGGTAATAATATACCAACAGATATCTTTGGTAAATCGTATAATGTGGAAGATAGAATTTTAAAATTGGTTAGTAAGGCCGCTAAAGACGTTAAAGACGATACAAATCCGATTATATTAAAAGTTAAAAGTAATACTTTAAATTTTCCTGATTCCGCAATTAGAGAATTAAAAAATAAATTAAAAGAAATAGTTGAATTAAGAGATGCGGATTTAAATAATGACACAATAGGATCTCAAAATGAAATAACAAAAAACCAAGAGGATTATATCCAAACTTTTAGAAAATTGGATTTAGTTAATCATAAAGTTGATGGTTATAAATTAGAAACTGGAGAATATAAGGTGTATACTCTGGTTGACAGTGGACAAACAGACGCTGATGTTTTTGACTTAATTTTAGATAATTACCAACTAAAAGTTGGTGTTGATACGTACGAATATATATTATTACTAACAGAAAAATACATTTTAGACCAAAATATTTTAAATGGTGATGATAATTTTTACCCTATTTATGAGGACGAATTTTTAACTCCAGAAACAAGTAGATTCTATTTTGTGATGTCAAACATATTTACTGATGATACTAAATTTAAATCATTTGTGGAAAGTTTAATAACTGAAAAAGTAAAACTTAATACTTTTATGGAAAAAGATATTAGAGAAGTTTGTGAAGAATTAAGAGTTTTATTTGTTAAAGAGTTTGATGCGGAGAAAAAAATATTTACGGATTTTGAAAAAAGTCCTGAATATCAAAAATATTTAAACTTTAAAATTGATACGTTTGAAACTAAATTATCATATACAACAGCTAAAAAACCAGAACACAAAGATAATCAAAAATTATTAAAACAACTTTATAGTGATTTTAACATAAATAACAATAGAGAAACGTTTAACGATAAAGTAACTTTTAATTAATATGGGAACACAATATTATAATAGATATAATCAGTTTTTATTAAATGGACAACAAACCGTTGTGTCATACGTTAATTTACCGTCAAAATCCTCGGATAAAAAATACATTTATAGGGAAGGTATGACTAGGTTAGATAAAATATCCCAACAATATTATGGAACACCATTTTTTGGTTGGTTAATACAACAAGCAAATCCAAGATATACCGGATTAGAGGCCGCAATACCAGATGGTGCAGTATTGACTATTCCATTTCCCTTACTAACTTCATTACAGGACTATAAAGGCGCAATAGACAACCACTTCTTATATTATGGTAGATAACAATGAAAATATTTTAGTAGAATTTGATTATCAAAACATATCAGTAATAGACCCCAACAAAGTAATAGACAATGAGGGTAAAGTAAAAGACCGCCTAATAAAACAAGAAGATCTTGTTTTTTATGCTAACTTAGAATGTTCGGTACTACCAAGAACAAAACTTGCGGTTGGGGTACCACAATCAGAAGCTATTAGAACAGTGTCAGTTGGTAAAATAAATTTTTTAAATCCAGGATTTAAACAGTTTTTAGATAATAGTTACACCGATGAACTAACAGGTAAAGGAGCTTTAAAAGGGGTTGGGGTTAATCAACCAAATGTAAGAATTACACAAAATCCAGATTTAAGTGATGACTATTATCTTAGTCAAACAATTATGTCTAATGGAAATCCAGGATCGGTTGACACTGGATTATTAGGGATTAATCAAATTAATATTGAATACGGTACCGATTTTTTACCGGTTATAAGTATTACAATGGAGGATGTTAAAGGACGTGCTTTATTTGAAGCCGGAGACAATTCACCATACGCCGCATTTTTTCAATTACCATACCCACTGTTTTATTTAACGGTTAAAGGTTATTTAGGAAAGGCAATTAGATTACCATTAATGTTACACACATTTAATGCGTCTTTTGACCCATCAACACATAATTTTAGAATTAATACTCAATTTTATACTTACAAATATACTATAATGGCTGATGTTAGTTGGGGTGCGATGTATGCGGTTCCATCTATGTATAGGGTTAATATACAAAGTCAAAAAACAACAACATCAAGTACATCAAATACACCAACTAAAACTGAAGAAACTTATAGTAGTTTAGGTTTACAGAAAATGAAAGAGCTTTATACCGAATATAAAGCTAAAGGATTAATTGATGATGATTTTCCGGAAATAACAGTCCTACAATTAAAAGAAAATTTAAATAAATTAATTACAAATATTGAAGAACAATTTAAGAAGAAAAATTTAAATATTCTTAATGAAGTTGATAAATATAACGAAAACTTAGGGGAGTATTCTAGTGTGGTTTATTTGTATGCAGGTCAAGATTCTTGGTCACGTAAGTATTTGGATTATAACAACATTTTTGTAAAAAACGATACAGATAAAACCGAACTATACAAATTTAAACCGGAATATAGTTCGGCGCAAGAACAAATTACCGCAATTGGTAAACTAACAGGGTTAATACAAAAATACAATAACCTACTTATTAATAATACCGCAATTGGTAAAGACATCTCAGTTCCAATAGACACAAAAATGTTTTTTACCACTGCAGGTATTGGAGATATAAACGTTAGGGAAACTTATCAAAAAAGAGCCGGATTCCAATTAACTGGGACTAGTACTAGTACAGAATATTTGGATTATAAAAAAAAATTAAATGATGAAATTTTAAACTCTGTAAACTTACAAGAATATCAAGGTTTAATATTTTTAACTGGTTATAAATCTTTTGAAGATGCAATTAAAAAGATTGATGAAAAATATAAAACAAAAAAACAAGAAGTAGAAGAAAAACTAACAAAGGAAATATCAGACCAATTTGCGAGTAAAACAAATGGATTAGGATTCCAACCTACAATTAGAAATGTCTTGGCGGTATTTTTTGCACAAGGAGAGGCATTTTTAAGAATGTTAGATGATGTACATACAAAAGCTTGGGATTTAAGAGATGACCCATTAAGAAGAAGTGCAATTTTTAGTACAAGTAGTACGGTACAAAGTGTTGATGTAAAAAATGGAGACCTTAATTCTCCTGTATACCCCTGGCCTCAAATTATTGGTGAAAATTTAATAGAAGGTAAGGAAAAATATACCCTTAAATATCCTGGAGATGATGATATCGCAAATAAACTAAGGGCTTATGTTCCTGAAATATGGCCGGAAGTACAGTTTGTTGAGGAATTTTTAAGGGGATATACAGAAAAAGAATCACCTAAATTTAGTGTTGGTGACACAAATAATGGTTTGTCAAAACCAAGAAGATTTAGTTTTAATGCAACAGAATTTACAATAGGTAATGACGTTTATCAAAATACAGAAGAAGTTAAATTCTTTTATGAGATATATGAAAGAATGTATTTAAGTTCATTCTATTCAAAATTAAATAGAGATAGTGTTAAACAATATAATGTACAAACATATGTTTCGGAATCTGAAACAACAAATTTAGTAACCGCTTTAGGTGATGACAACCCATTCTTAATACAAAAAATAAAAGAATATAATATTAATTCTGCAATTTATGGGGCGTTCTTAAAACACATTTCAAACAGTGGAGAAGGACAATCTTGGCAAAACTTCATTAGAGGAGAGTTTAATACTCCATATATTAAAAATGACGTTGATACCTCATTCTATTTTTATAAAAATTCTATTTTATTGGACAATACCGCATTACCAAACGTTGGGTTAACAAATGAAGATACTGTTGTTAATTATTTTGGTGGTAATATTGTTAATGATGAATATGATTTAACTGACTTATATCCTTTAACAAATTTAGATTGGTGCAAAGATTACCTTGCAAATGGTAAAGGAATACAATCCAAAGTTGATACTTTTAAAACTAGCGATACTCTTCAATATGATAAATCCATTAAGAGTATTAAAAATAAAAATGTATTACCTATAACTAATTTTAACTATAAAAAAAGTGTGTTTGACCAAAGTTTAAATTTACAAAATTTAACCACTTTTTATAAAAATAGAAAAATTAAAGACCAATACGCAACGGAAGGTAATTTATATTACGATAACTATAATGGTGGAGTTTACTCAGACCAGACAACATCAATGTTTAATACACCATATTTTGCAAACGCAATACAAAAAGGAGTTAATGAATTTAAATATAGTTTGATTGAAAAATCACCCTATAACATTGCAGCATATTTGTTCTTAAATAGTTTACCTTTAGCAACATTAAGAGATAAATATAGAATTTATAATTCAGATGGTTCTGTAACAAATGCTAGTTATATTTTACCATCACTTAAAAAATTTGGAGCGATACACGAAATGCCTTACGCTTGGGTTTTAAAATACGGGTCAATTTGGTATAGATATAAAAAATGGAAAGAAGATAATATTGATATTTTAGATGATGTCTGGAAAGACACTGATTATATTGGAAATTACGATCCACTTTTTTCTGCATCCACAACCCAATACCAAGTTCAAATTGATGGACAACCATATGATATTGTTTTAGATGGAACAAATACCGTTGGAACAAATGATAAAACAACAATAACTACCGGGTTTTACCCAACACTATTAGACGATTTTAATTTTTTCTTACAAGGACAAAATTTATTTAACCAATCAACAAATCTTGCTGGAACTTGTTATATAGACGGAACTTTTATGGAAGTTTTATCTATAAACTCAAACACATTAACACCAGGGGCTATAATTTCAGGTAGTAACATAAATAACTACACAACAATCATAACCCAGATTAGTGGTACTACTGGGGGACAAGGAGCTTATTATGTAACACCATCACAATCATATCCTTTTGTTGACCCAATAACATCAACACAACCATTTATAGTTACAAACCAGTATGTGTTGGGTTATAGTTCTCAATCAATACAGAATACATTAAATTCTAATTTTAGGATGGTTTTAAGTCCGACCGCATTAATCAATAAATCACAAGGATTTGATAATGGTAATAACAATAGATCATTAACAATATACCCTTGGAGTTGTTATGCGGTAAGTCCGGACCCAAATTATATTTATACATTACCTTCATTAGGTTCAAATGTTAATCAAGTTAATCAGGAGTGTTTTAACAATGCTGGTAATTTAAAAATTGAGGTAAGTAATAATCCGGCAATACATAATGGTTCTACAAGGTTATTTTGGCAATCACCAAATTACGGGTACTTCGATAATTCAAAAGTACAAAAACCACAACCTGATGAATATATAAGAGACGTATTCAATAACACCGAAGAACAAGAAAATTTTGGAATATTTGGTGACCCAGATAAGTATACAAAAATTACAGAATTATTTACAACATTTAGTCCTGAAATTCTAAATAAATTTGAAGAACAATTTTTATTATTTAGTCAATCGGTTTATGATTTCGAAAGTAATTTAAATCCAAGAAATCCTAACGTAAATGAAGAAGAGTCCTATGAAAATTTCCAAGGACTTATGAGAGCAATGTTTAAAACGGATAACCCAAAAAATTTAACTGGGTCGGCATTAATTAACACAATAAAAGAAAGTCAAAAAAATAATATACAAAAAATATTAGAATCTTTTATGGGGTATAATGTTGTATTTAAATATGGAAATCCATCAAACTTTGATAAAAAAATGTTTTACACATTTTCAAATGATTTTATTGAAGACCCATATACGTGGGGAGGATACGTCCAAAATTCACCAAATGCATTACCTTATGCTGGTGGAGGAATCACTTTAGCTCAATCAAAAACACAATACCCTATAACTTGGAATACTTTAGAAACCTATGTTGGGTTTTCTGAAATACCAAAATTAGAATATACAGATAATGGTTCTTACATTACTGATTTCTTTATTGATATGGATATGGAGTTTAGTGAAAATAATATAAAGTTATATCATCCGATGATTAAACTTTATGCGACTCAAAAACTTGCGGACCCAACTTTAAATTTGAGTAAATTTTATACCCTTATGACACAATATATTTCTAAGGGAGAACAATATATTAATTTAATTTTAGATAACACATTAGTTGGGGCAAGGGCAAAACTACCAAATGTTAAAATAACCGCAAACTCAACAGGAGTTAAATTTAAAGAATATGACGGTGATTTAGTTAGGTTGGATACTTGGGAGTCATTTAAAGCAATTAACGATAAATGGATTGCCGGAGCAGACCTTAGAAGTAAAACGTTATTTGAAGATGTCCTTTTAGTTGATAGAGCTAGTAGAGATGTTGGACAAAAAATATTCGTTGATATTTTTAAGTTAAAAACGCAGATTGAATCTATGAACTATGCAAACAATATGTTGGGAATTATAAATACAATTTTGATTGAAAATAGATTCCTAAGTTTTATTCTTCCATCATATGCTAATTTCTATAACGTACAAGACGTTTCTAAAACACCAAATCCAAGACCTGAAGGCACTTTAGAGTTTGCAAATTCTTTGTTTGGAACTCATTTAAATGTAGATTATAGAGATACTACCGCAAAATATTTATGTGTTTACTCTTATGTTCCGAGTGATAAATTGGCGATGAATAATAATGTTGATTATAAATTTAGAGATGATGCTTTTGATCTTAGAAGAGCTACGGATAACCCATTATTAGAAAGTCAAAACGGAAAAACAAATTGGGATAAATCAAATAAGGTTGTTGGATTTAATGTTGATTTTGGTCCCCAGAACCAACAGATTTTTAAACAAATGGATATTGGTCAAAATCCCGGATTACCAACTACAGAATCTTTACAGATGTTAAATCAAATGGCAAACCAATATAGAAATAGAGGTGGCGCAAGTCAGAGTGTTTCATTATACAATGTATATAGAAATAGAAGTTATGAATGTGAAATTGATATGATGGGATGTGCCTTGATACAACCATTAATGTATTTTAATTTAAGAAATATCCCAATGTTTAGTGGTCCATATATGATTACAAGCGTATCACATAGAATTAGTGAAAATGGGTTTGATACATCATTTAAAGGACAAAGACAACCTTTCTATAGTATTCCGGCAATAGATAATTTATTACAATCTTTAAGTGCGACTATTTTAACAACACTTAAGGAAAGAGTTAAAGAAGAGGATAAGAAAAATACTATTACAGAAACAAATAATAATATTAAAACCGCAACTGAAGCAACAAATAAAACTGCCGACCCTAAAGTAGTCCCAACAACAAATCAAGATTGTAGTACGTTATTAAATACGTCTTATAATACTTATACCGCAACAACACCTGTTAATACATCAATAACAATCCCAGAAGCTTACAGTAAAATTGTTAGTGCCGTTAATGCGATTACAACATTATCTAATGATGATAAGTTAAAATTTATTGATTTTATTTTTATGACTATTTGGACATATTCTATTAGTGGTAATAATTTTACAGGTCAAAATAATAATTATGGTTATGTGACCTTAGATAATAATTTTGGTGGTTCCGCAACCTATTTTAATAATTCATATTTTTGTGGAAGTTCATCAAATCTAACACAAAAACCATTTGCAAGTTTCACATCTTTTGATTCATTCTTAGAATTTTTTATTGGTAAATATAAAAGTAATGTGTCTAATTTACCTGTTCGTAATGTTGGGGATAATACCCAAATACAAACGTATATTACAGGAATGTCTAAATCTATTATGGATACTTGGCCAACAAATGGTAGTGTATGGTCAACAATGACAGAACAACCACAAAAACAAAAAATCCAAAATACAACGGATGCGTTTACCTATATACAAAATAATCAACCTAAACCAACACCTATACCAGAACCAAATCCTCCAATATTCTTGGTTGAACCAAAATATACTAATTTCAGTCCACCTCTTTTGGAATCATATACTATTAAATTAAATCCAACGGACGGTAAACGTAAAATAAGATTTGTTGAAATGTTATTATTAGGTGGGTCAAAAGCTCCGTGTGTTAATAGCGGTGGTCAAGCCGAAGTATCCGAATATATTATAAATGGAGACACATTTACAATGGATATACAAGAGATACTTGATGAGTTTGGGTGTACATCAGGACAACCAATGCAAAATTATAAAGGAACTTATTACGCTAAGTTCAGTCTTACCTCATTCCCTATATTATCAAATGGAGAACCTGACAATAGTAGAAAAGAATATTATAAAACATTTTCATTAACTTTCTCTTTTTAACTAAACTGGATATTTATAAATAAAAACATTATGAACACAAAATTAATATTGGATAACTACTTAGGTAAAAATACCAGAGTTACTGAAAAAGATAAGGGTGATGGTTATAAAGAAGTTTGTGACCTAGACACCGGAGATTGTTACACAATAAGAATGAAAGACGGACTTATTGAAAGAGTTGATAATACAATGAGACAATTTAAAAAAGTTCAAGTTGAAACTAAATCTGGAATAAAAACATTATTAAACGGTTAATATGAGTATAGAGAGAAAAATATTAGAAGAAATTAAAAGATATAGAAGTATTAATAAATATATCTTAGAACAAGGAGCACCGGTAGAAGAACTTCCACCACCTCCAGGAGGAGACTTACCACCACCTCCAGGAGGAGAAGCGCCAATTGGAGAACCAGGAGCACCACCAGCGCCAGGAGGAGACTTACCACCACCTCCAGGAGGAGATGTACCACCAGCACCAGGAGCAGAAGGACCACAACCAATTGATATTGAAACAGATAAAGATGTTGAAGAAATTGGTGGAACCAAAGATGAAGAAGGTGGAACCGAAGAATTGGATATTACTGACTTAGTAGATAGCCAAAAAACTATGGCAGACAAACAAGAAGAATATTTTAATAATTTATTCTCACAACTTGGTAATTTGGAAACAAAACTTGGTGAAATGGACCAATTAATTAGTAAAATTAATGATTTGGAAAGTAAGATTGAACAAATTAGACCAAAAACACCACAGGAAAAACTTGAACTAAGAAGTTTAGATTCAGGACCATTTAATCAAAAGTTATCTGACTTTTTTATTGACAAACAAGAAGACATGACAAAATCTGGAAAGAATGAGTATGTTTTAACTAGTGATGATGTTGAAGAATATTCACCTGACGAGATTAAGGGGTCATTTAATGACTATGAAAAAGACGAAGATATGATGTAACACTTTAGAGAGGGACATCAACAACCCTCTCTCAAATTTTTTTAAATACTTTATTGACTACCCTACTTTTTATAACTATATTTTCTACGTAAACCTTTAATAAATATATACACAATGGCGACAAACAATGTCTTAGATTCAGTTTTGGCTCAGTATGAGAGTTCAAAACAAAGTGGTTCTTCTTCCACTTCAAAAATGTCACAAGAAGAAAGAATGAAAAAATATTTTGCAGCAATCCTTAGGGATAACGAAAAGCAAGGGCAAAAAAGAATTCGTATTTTACCTACCCAAGATGGTTCTTCACCATTTAAAGAGGTTTGGTTTCACGAAATCAATGTTGATGGTAAATGGCAGAAGTTCTACGATCCAGGAAAAAATGACAACGAACGTTCACCTTTGAGTGAGGTATATGAAGAGTTAATGTCAACAGGTCGTGAATCAGACAAACAATTGGCAACACAATACAAACCACGTAAGTTTTATATTGTTAAAGTAATTGACCGTGATAACGAACAAGATGGTGTTAAATTTTGGAGATTTAAACACAATTACAAACAAGAAGGAATCTTTGATAAAATTATTCCAATCTACAAAGCAAAAGGTGATGTCGCAGATGCCGATAAAGGTAGAGACCTTATTCTTGAACTTACAAAAGCAAAAACCCCAAAAGGAGCGTTTTATACCGTAATCCAAACAGTAATGTATGATGACCCAACACCAGTTCATGAAGATGATGATAAGATGTCTGAATGGATTGAAAATGAACTTACTTGGGAAGACGTATATTCTAAAAAACAAGTTGAGTATTTAGAATCAATCGCAAGAGGAGAAACCCCAAGATGGGACTCAGATGCAGGTAAATACATCTACTCAAATACTGAGAAAGGTGAGATTTCTATGGGGGGATCTAAAAAACAAGAACCTACTAAAGTTGACCCACAAGTTAATGATGAGGTTGACGAAGAATTACCATTCTAAGTTTATTAACAACAAAAAATTAGGCGGGAACCATTTAAAGTTCCCGTTTTTTTATGTATATTTTTTATAACAAATATTGATTATTATGGCATTGAAAAAGAAAGAATTTAGTTTAGACGCAATAAAAAATAAGTTTTCTACCAAAACAAAATATAAACCCGAAAGTTTTTATAATTGTGGTGAAGCGTTTATGAACTCTTGTGGATTACCCGGACCTGTAATGGGTGGGGTTAACATGTTCTTGGGGCATTCAAACACTTCAAAAACAACGGCAATGATATTGGCGGCAGCCGATGCACAAAAGAAAGGTCATTTACCTATTCTTATTATTACTGAGAAAAAATGGAGTTGGGAACACGCAATTGAATTAGGGTTGCAAGCGGAGAAAAACGAACTTGGCGAATATGATGGTATGTTTATTTTTAACGATTCATTTGATGTAATTGAACAAGCAACTGAGTTTATTAATGAAATACTTGATTCTCAAGAAAAAGGAGATATCCCATATAGTTTATTGTTTTTATGGGATAGTATTGGTAGTGTACCTTGTCAGATGACTTTTGATGGAAAAGGTGGTGGAATGCACAACGCTAAGGTACTTGCAGATAAGATTGGTATGGGGATTCATTCAAGAATTTCAAAATCCAAAAAAGAAGAATATCCTTATTATAACACTCTTGTAATTTTAAATCAGCCATGGGTATTACTTCCTGACAATCCATTTGGACAACCTGAAATAAAGGCTAAGGGTGGTGAAGCAATATGGTTAGCATCGTCATTAGTGTTCTTATTTGGTAATCAGAAAAAGGCCGGTATTAGTCACATTGATGCCACTAAGAATGGTAGAAAAGTGTCATTTGCAATTAGAACAAAAATTTCAATATTAAAGAATCATGTTAATGGTCTTGGTTATAAAGATGGTAAGATAATTGCAGTACCACAAGGTTATATTACAGACACAAAAGAATCTTTGGATAATTATAAGAAAGAATATTCCGATTATTGGGAAACAAAATTAGGGTATTCAGATTATTCTTTAGATGAATCTGATGATGACTATGACGAGTAAAAAAGTATTTTCAAACCACTTAAAAATTTTAAATGATTAAAACTCTTGTTATTGATGGCAACAATCTACTGAAGATTGGAGTTTGTGGTGTCAAAGATTTTTATAATAACGGAGAACATGTTGGTGGTATTTGGCATTTCTTAAACACAACCAGAAAATTTTTGGATGAAGGAAACTACAATAAAGTTGTGGTTTGTTGGGATAACGAAAGTAGTTCAACACAAAGAAGATTATTTTACCCCAACTATAAACTTAACCGAAGACAGGCAAATACCGAAGAACAAGTACATTCATTCTCATATCAAAAGACAAGAGTAAAACAATACCTTGAAGAAATGTTTATAAGACATATTGAAATTGATGATTGTGAGGCTGATGATATTATTGCGTACTACTGTAAAATATCTAAAGATGAACACAAAACCATTTTCTCAAGTGATAGAGACCTTACACAACTTATTTCTGAAGATGTGAGTATCTACTCCCCAAGTACTAAAAAACATTATAAGAGTGGAGATATGATTAAAATGTATGATGTTGAGATACCTCATTATAATGTTAAAACTTGGAAAATATTATCTGGTGATAAGTCAGACAATATTAATGGAATTTATTATTTGGGGGAAAAAACATTAGTTAAATTATTTCCTGAGTTACTTGACAAAGAGGTAAATATCGACGATATTTTAACAAAAGGAGAATTACTCTTAAAAGAAGATAAAGACAATCAATCTTTAAAAAACTTATTAAGTGGTAGAACTAAAGATGGTATTTTTGGTGATGAGTATTACAAGATAAATAAAAAACTTGTAGATTTGTCGGAACCACTAATAAGTGAAGAAGGGAAAGAATTAGTTGAATCTTATTATTCCGAGTCGATGGATCCCGACGGAAGAGGACATAAAAATTTAATTAGAATGATGATGGAAGACGGACTCTTCAAATACCTACCTAAGCGGGACGATGCTTGGGTTGGTTTTTTGACACCTTTTCTAAAATTAACAAGAAAAGAAAAAACAAAATTTAGAAACAAAACAAAAAAGTAAAAAAAAATGAAAGATCAAGACGTAACGAAATTAGAATTTTTGTTAATGTGTAACGATAACATCGTAGTACAACGATTCTTTAATGTTAAAGGTTTTAACAAAAAAGCCCATAAATCCGAAGAGTTTTATGACTACATTAGATCGTTTTCTAGCCAACTTCAACATGACTTGAAGATGAGAAGTATTGTTTATATGTTAGACAATCAATATGAAATTTCCGAAAACCCTGAGGTACTAAACACATCAATTACAGATGGTAAGGAAAATTTTAATATCTATATTAAAATAGATAATGTGACAATTTGTCAGAGAACATTTGACGCAAAATTGTACCCACCAAAGGTCAGATATACCGTAGACCTACGCCCAAAGTTGAAAGGCGTACTTACTGACCTGACTGACATTTTTTCAGGTAAAAGATTTAATTATTTTTATCCAGAATTTATCTAAAAGTATTAGTATTTATCATTACTAACGTAAAGAAAAATTATGGCGACAAACAAAAACTTCGAGTATCTAGGAAACAATTTTCAACTACAACTACTTAACCAAATTATCGTAGACAAGGAATTTTCTCAATCAATAATTGATGTAATTGAGAACAATTATTTTGAAAATAAGTATTTTAAAATAATAATTCAGATGGTAAAAGAGTATTATATAAAATACGACCACACACCATCGTTTGATACTTTGGAACAGATTACAAAATCTGAATTACAACAAGAAACCGCATCCAAAATAGTACTTGATACTATCAAGAAAATTAAGGACGCACCTATTGACGGAGTGGCATTCGTTCAAGAAAAAGCATTAAAATTCTGTAAACAACAAGAATTACAGAAGGTTATGAAAAAAGCCCAAAAAATCATTGATGGTGGAGAGTTTGAAAACTACGACACATTAGAAGAATTAGTGAGAGAGGCGTTAATGGTTGGTTCAAAAGACACAAGTTTAATGGATGTTTTTTCAAACTTAGACCAAGTGCTTGATGACGATTACAGACACCCAATCCCAATGGGAATACCTGGAATTGACAGATTGTTAAAAGGTGGTTTAGCGAAAGGTGAAATAGGTGTTATATTGGCACCAACCGGAGTAGGTAAATCAACAATATTGACTAAGATATCAAACCACGCATTTAACTTAGGATTCAATGTATTACAAATCTTTTTTGAAGATAACCCAAAAGTTATACAAAGAAAACATTACACCCTTTGGACCAAGATTCATCCCGATGAATTGTCAGAAAGAAGAGAAGAGGTAATTCAAAAAGTTAGACACATTGAGGAAACAATGCCAAATAAGTTGGACTTGAAAAAATTACCATCCGACACAAAAACTATGAGCCAAATAAAGAATGAAATCAGAAAAATGATTGCAGATGGGACAAAAGTGGATATGGTTGTATTAGATTACATTGACTGTGTTGTTCCGGATAAAAATTTGGGAGATGAATGGAAAAGTGAAGGGTCTGTAATGAGAGGATTTGAGGCGATGTGTCACGAATTAAACCTTGTTGGTTGGACCGCAACACAAGGAAACAGAAGTTCAATATCATCTGAGGTTGTAACAACGGACCAAATGGGAGGGTCCATTAAGAAAGCACAAGTTGGACACGTAATTATAACGGTGGCCAAGACGTTACAACAAAAAGAGATGAAATTAGCAACAATTGCAATTACTAAATCTCGTGTTGGGGATGATGGTGTTGTGTTTGAAAATTGTAAATTTGATAATGCAATGATTGACATTGATACCGAATCTACAACCACATTCTTAGGTCTTGAAGAACAAAAAGAAGAAAGACAAAGACAAAGGGTTAAAGAATTGTTAGAGAAAAGACAACAAAGAGAACAAAAAAATTAAATTAAAAATTAAATTAAAATAAACATGGATATTTCACAAAAAATATTGAGCAATATTACGGTGTATATGAAATACGCTAAATTTGTTCCTGAATTAAATAGAAGGGAATCTTGGGAAGAATTGGTGACAAGAAACAAAGAAATGCACCAAAAAAAATACCCACAAATTAAAGAAGAAATTGAAAACGTATACAAAATGGTATACGACAAGAAAATTCTTCCATCAATGAGATCTTTACAATTTGGAGGTAAACCGATTGAGATTTCACCAAACAGAGTTTATAACTGTGCTTACCTACCTATTGACCATACGGATGCGTTTTCGGAGACAATGTTCTTACTTTTAGGTGGTACAGGAGTAGGATTCTCAGTACAAAGACACCACGTTGATAAACTACCAGAAATTAAAAAACCAAATCCAACAAGAACAAGAAGATATTTAATTGGAGATTCAATTGAAGGGTGGGCAGATGCGATTAAAGTACTTATTGAGTCATATATGGGAACAAAATCATCAACCCCTGTGTTTGATTTTTCCGATATCCGACATAAAGGAGCTTTATTAGTTACTTCTGGAGGTAAAGCGCCTGGACCACAACCATTAAAAGATTGTATACACAATATTACAAAAGTATTGAATAACAAAAAAGATGGTGAAAAATTAACACCAATCGAAACTCACGATATTATATGTCATATTGCAGATGCGGTATTGGCAGGAGGAATCAGAAGAGCGGCACTTATCTCATTATTTAGTGCTGATGATGAAGAAATGATTTCTTGTAAATCTGGAAACTGGTGGGAATCAAACCCACAAAGAGGTAGAGCAAATAACTCGGCAGTACTTCTTCGACACAAAATTACAAAAGAATTCTTTATGGGTCTTTGGAAACGTATTGAGTTATCAGGAGCGGGTGAACCAGGAATATATTTATCAAACGATAAAGATTGGGGAACTAATCCTTGTTGTGAGATTGCACTTCGACCTAATCAGTTCTGTAACTTATGTGAGGTAAATGCGTCTGACATTGAATCACAAGAAGATTTTGAAAAAAGAGTTAAAGGGGCTGCGTTCATTGGAACATTACAAGCGGGTTATACTGACTTCCATTACCTAAGAGACGTTTGGAAAAGAACAACTGAGAAAGACGCACTTATTGGTGTTGGAATGACAGGAATCGGTTCAGGTGTTGTATTGGGATATGATATGAAAGCGGCGTCTCAAGCAGTTAAAGAAGAAAATGAAAGGGTTGCGGGTCTTATTGGAATTAACAAATCCGCAAGGTCAACAACAGTTAAACCATCAGGTACCTCATCATTGGTATTGGGAACATCATCTGGAATCCATGCTTGGCATAATGATTATTATATAAGAAGAATCCGTGTAGGTAAAAATGAATCAATCTATAATTACTTGGCAATTAATCACCCTGAGTTGGTTGAAGATGAGTTTTTCCGTCCTCACGATACCGCAGTTATTGGTATACCACAAAAAGCTCCGGAAGGTGCTATCATAAGACACGAATCAGTATTCCAAATGTTGGAAAGAGTTAAAAAAGTTGCACAAGAATGGATTAAACCAGGACACAGAACTGGACAAAATACCCATAACGTATCGGCAACGGTTTCAATTAAAGAAGACGAGTGGGAATTAGTTGGTGAATGGATGTGGAATAACCGCAAATTTTATAATGGATTATCGGTTTTACCTTATAACGGAGGAACTTATACCCAAGCACCTTTTGAAGATTGTACAAAAGAAGATTTTGATAGATTATTAAACACATTGAAAGATGTGGATCTTACAAAAGTTATTGAGTTACAAGATAATACCGACCTTAGAGGAGAAGCCGCTTGTGCAGGTGGAGCTTGTGAAATTGTTTAAGTAATGACAGTAAGAGCATCAAACGATTGGATACAACAGTTATATGTTCAGGAGACAACTAAAAAATCTCCTGAACCTGACTTTTATAAAGATGATAATGGTAAGTTTGTAATGACAGAATCATATCATATTAAAAGGGGTAGATGTTGTGGCTCAAAATGTAAACATTGTCCTTATGAACCTTTATATGAAAAAGGTAGTACAAATTTAAATGAATCCTTACGAAAGTAGGGATTTTTTATTTTTATATCTATTTATTCAAAAATTCACAACACTATATTTATTAGATATGGCAAATGGAATAACATACGGAATAACATTTCCTTTTAATCAATCATATTTGGGTAAGTATTTAGGTACTACAGATACCACAGATGATGAGGTTAGAAGTAATTTAATTCATTTATTATTAACAAGAAAAGGAACTAGATATTTTTTACCTGATTTTGGAACAAGATTATATGAATATATATTTGAACCACTAGACGGACCAACATTTAGTGAAATTGAAAGTGAAATTAGAGATAGTGTTGCAAGATATATGCCAGGAATATTAATAACTAATGTTAGTATTACTGAGGCAACCGCAGATATTGAGGAACCTGGAGCAACTTATATAAACTCTGAAGGACAAAGAGAATTTAGGGTACCTGGATTGGCACAAAAAGAATATACCGCAAAGGTTAAAATTGATTACAAAATAACAAATTCGGCTTTTGAGTCCAGTGATTTCGTTATATTAAATATTTAATAAAAAGATATGGCAGAGAAAAAAATATCATACACGGTAAGGGACTTCCAAGGGATTAGAACGGAGTTAATAAATTTTACAAGACAATATTATCCAGAGTTAGTCCAAAACTTTAACGATGCCGGTATATTTTCGGTTATGTTAGATTTAAATGCTGCGGTAACAGATAATCTACAATTTCATATAGATAGAAGTATACAAGAGACCGTTTTACAGTATGCCCAACAAAGATCGTCGGTATTTAATATTGCAAGAACTTATGGATTAAAAGTTCCCGGACAAAGACCGTCAGTAACACTAGTTGATTTCTCAATCACAGTACCTGCGTTTGGGGATAAAGAAGATTTAAGATATTGTGGTATATTAAGAAGGGGAGCTCAGGTTAATGGTTCCGGACAACCTTTTGAAACGGTATATGATATTGATTTCTCATCGGCAGTAAATGCTGAAGGATTCCCAAATAGATTAAAAATTCCTAATTTTGATTCTACCAATAAGTTATTAAATTATACAATTACAAAACGTGAGGTAGTTGTTAATGGAACAACAAAAGTTTTTAAAAGAGTTGTTACCGCAAATGATGTCAGACCATTTTTTGAGTTATTTTTACCTGAAAAAAATGTTCTTGGAGTTACAAGTGTTTTAATTAAGGAAGGTACTCAATACGCAACAATACCACAACCTCAAGAATTTTTAGGATTAGAGAATAGATGGTATGAAGTTCAAGCTTTAATGGAAGATAGAGTTTTTGTTGAGGATCCAACAAAGGTATCGGATCGTCCTGGAATTAAAGTTGGTAAATATGTTGTTACAAGTGATAAATTTATTACTGAATATACTCCAGAAGGTTTTAAGAAACTTACCTTTGGTGGTGGTAATACATCAGCCGAAGACCAATTAAGGTCGTTCACAAGAGACGGATTATCTTTTGACTTATCTAAATATTCTAATAATTTAGCGTTAGGGTCAGCACTTAAGGCAAACTCAACATTGTTTATACAATATAGAGTTGGTGGTGGTCAAAATAGTAATTTAGGCATAAATGTGATTAATCAGATAGGTACCGTATCATTCTTTGTTAATGGACCATCCGAAAGTGCAAATAGAAGTGTTATTAACTCATTAAGATGTAACAATTTAACTGCGGCAATTGGAGGGGCAAACTCACCAACAACAGAAGAAGTTAGACAAATGGTTTCATTTAACTTTGCGGCACAGAATAGAGCGGTAACAATTAATGATTATGAATCAATAATAAGAACAATGCCGTCCCAGTTTGGTGCCCCAGCAAAAGTAACAATCACGGAAGAAAATAATAAAATAAAGATTAAATTATTGTCTTATGATGATGACGGTAAGTTAACTGAAATTTCTTCAAATACATTAAAACAAAACATTGCAAATTATTTATCAAACTATAGAATGATAAATGACTATATTTCGGTTGAAAGTGCTAATGTAATTGATTTAGGGGTAACTGTTGATGTTGTTTTAGATGCCAGTCAAAATCAAGGTTCTTTAGTAACACAAATAATTGACATTGTTAGTAAGTATTTTGCGCCAACAAATAGACAAATGGGTCAGAACGTATATGTATCTGAAATTAGAAGACAAATACAAGACCTAAGTGGTGTTATAAGTATCTCAGACATACTATTCTTTAATAAAATTGGAGGACAATACTCATCATCACAAACATCACAAAGATATATTGACCCGGAAACAAAACAAATTGAATTAATTGCCGACACAATCTTTGCTGAACCAACTCAAATGTACCAAATTAGATTCCCAAATAAGGATATTAACGTAAGAGTTCTTAATTTTAAAGGTATTAATTTCTCCTGATAATTTATTTTTTTTATAAAAGGATTATTTTTCTAAAATGGGAAATAAACTATTTATCAAAAAAGAAAGAATTTAATGCCTAAATCATATAGAATAAGAACGCAAGTCGGTGTAGACAAATCAATCAAGGTTAATTTAGATCAAGATTTTGATAGCCTCAATATACTATCATTAAAAATTCTACAGAGTGATATCTATAACAGACAATGTTCTGATTATGGCGTTGTTGTTGGTAGAGTTTTTGCCAACGGAGGATTTGGATTACCAAACGCAAGAGTTTCAATTTTCATACCGGTTAGTGATGAAGATTCCACAAATCCGGTAATTAGTGAGTTATATCCATACACTACTTTATCGGATGTTAATGAGGATGGTTATAGGTATAATCTATTACCTAAAAAACCTTCATACACCGGACATGCGGCAACTGGAACTTTCCCAGATAGAGGTGAAGTTTTATTAGACCAAACATATGTTGAAGTATATGACAAATATTATAAATTTACAACAAGAACTAACGAAAGTGGTGATTATATGATATTTGGAGTTCCTCTTGGAAGTCAAACAATTTTTAGTGATATTGATTTATCCGATATGGGTTGTTTTTCATTATCACCACAAGACCTCATTCAAGCAGGACAGGCAACAGAATCACAAGTAAACGGGTCAAAATTTAAATCATCAACAAATTTAAATGAATTACCCCAAATTAAAACATTAAATAAAATTGTTGACATATCTCCATTATGGGGAGAACCTGAAATATGTAATTTGGGTATTACAAGAGTTGATTTTGATTTGACATCTGAAGCAAATGTATCAATCAGACCAACCGCAGTTTTTATGGGGTCAATAATCTCAACAAGTGAGGATGATGCGTTAAGGGTAAGTTGTAAACCAAAAAATAACACCGGTAATTTATGTGAGTTAGTAACCGGACCAGGACAAATACTAGCAATAAGACAAACAATTAATAGTGACCAGGACGGTTTACCAATATTAGAGGAATATAAGTTAGAACAAAACGGGAAAGTAATTGACGGTGATGGTTCATATTTGGTTAATGTACCTATGAACTTAGATTATATCTACACCAATGAGTTCGGAGAACAAGCAATTTCAAATGACCCAAAAATAGGAATACCAACTAAAGGTAAATATAGATTTAAATTTAAATGGGAAAATGAAGGTGGACTACAGAATGAATTTTTAAGAGCAAACTTCTTTGTACCAAATGTTAAAGAACACGGTTGGACAACGTCTTCATATAGTAGCGACCCAATTTATAGTTCTGGAGAAACATCACTTTCATTTACCGTAAACCCATTAAATTTAGTTGATTTATTTATTATACCATCTTCCGGTGATTTAGTTTTACCTGTTCTAACGAACGTAAGTTCTTTTCAGGTGGCAATCTCACCAACACTAATTCCATTATCGCCACAACCTTATTTAGGTGATTTAACTAATGGTATTACAGGATTATCTGCCGGTAACGCAATTTTTATAACTTTTGTACCAACAGATCCCACATTACCATCATCAATTTCATATACCGGTATTAATGGGGCACCAAACGCAACTTTTTCAATACCAGGAGGACCAATATCCGGGGCTTTTATTATTACAACAGGTGGGGGAATGATATTTGACAATACAGTTAATACCTCTAGTTATAGTATTCAAATTGATTCTGGTAGTGGACCACAACCTTATTATGGAGATATTCAACTAATTCCAGTTAATAGTGGTGATGTGGTATATGTTACACCAACATTTATTGACCCGAATACTCCGGCAACAGTATCCTACACTCTTTACTCTCAAAATTATTTTGATTTGTTAAGGTCATACACTTTTAGTTTAGATTGGGATGATTATGTGGATTCAACCTCAGCGATTAATTGTGAAGATACCTTTTATGAATTTAACTATAATAAAGTTTATACCACCGCAATGTTTTTGGACCGTTATAAAAACGGTATTGGTAGAGCAAAACACTTAGGTATAAAAGAAATTGATAATAGAACTTGTAAATCAACCGTTAATACATTTCCGGTTAACGATGTTATAAGAAATTTTGATTTTTTATTTTTTATATTTAACCTATTGATGTCAATATTGGTATTCCCAATTATGACTTTATTATTTGTTGCTCACTTTATTGCATGGGTATGGCCAGTGTTAAAATATCTACTAATTGTTTTAGGGTTTTATTTTGGGTATATTGCAATTAGAGAAGGTATAGATACAATAAACTCAATTTTTGAACAAGCGGCGGTTGCAATTCCAGGGGGACCAATTTTCAATATCGGTGTAATATTAAGAGTTATTGTTCAAATATTAGGGATTGTGTTTAAAGTTGGTTTGTCTTTGGCGTTTATCGGATTTACCATTGCATATTTAATACCAATTGATAATTTTCCTAGAATAGGATTACCTATGTTAGCATATCCTGACTGTTCAACTTGTGATTGTGAATGTGGAAATGCAGATATGTCTGAAGCAAATGACATAACCACAGATAGTGTGAATGGTGAAATACAGGAAGCCGGGCAGTCAGCATCAGGAGTTGATTTACCTGTTGGTGTACCAACTTCAGCATCAACCTCAAACTCATTTTTAGTTCCCATACAAGATATATCAACATTTAATGGGGAACACCCAAACTTAAGTCAAATGGACGGGTTTGATACAACCGATGGAGATGGTGGATATTTTTATTGTAATGGTGTACTTGGACAATATAAATCTTTTACATATTCATTGTCTGACCAAGACATTGAATCAAATGTTGTAACCGCCGCTATATTAGGGTACCAAAGATTAATATCAGGTAGTGAATCTTTAGATGTTGGTAACGATCAAACAGGTATACCAGATAAAAAATATTTACACGCACCACAACCATTTGTGTTTGCTGCGGATAGAGCTTCTGGAGTTAATTTTAGAACATTATCATACCCTATTTCAGAAACATATGCACAAAAATTAAATGAATTTAATTTAAGACAAAAATATTTTGATGGAGTTAATCAAATGGAAGTTAAATTTAATTTTAATAATAATCCAGGTAAAAAACATTATGACCAACCTTTAATTTTACTTGCAAAACCAGGAACCATTTCCCAGTTAGGTATTGGACAGATATTCTCATTCCAAGACCCAAAACTCTCTAATTGTAATAAAAATATTACAGGAGCAACTTTTTATAACTCATTTAGTGGAAATACAGATAATCAATTTGGTAACCATTCTTTAACCGGAACTTCACAAACTGGATTATTTGTTCCAATACAAGTGAACTGCGCTAATCCGTCAAATAACTCATCAAATCTCCCAACAGTATATTATGATATAATACAAACAGGAAGTAGTGAAAACTTTTTAAGTAGACCAATTGACATTGAATATTTTCAGGTTATTACGGGTTATACCTACTCCAATTTTTTAACTAATGCGTCTTACACCATAACGAACCCAACAAGGTTTCCCCAAAAATATTTAAATCACGATTCAGTTATTGTTTATGAAAATGAATGTAATCCTTATTTGAATAATTCTCCAAATTATATCAACAATCCAGACGTTATAACAAATGCTGCTGGTTATGGTAATTATGAAATAATTATAATTGCTAGAGGTGTTGACCCATATAGTGAAAAACAAAGAAATAAGTACGATTTATCTAGAATTTTTGGTAATACGTCATACGGTTCTTCTTCGGCAATAATTGAAGGTGACTATTATTTAAATGTGCCTATTCAAGGGTATACGTCAGGTAATAAACCAAAAAGTCATAATATTGTATCAAATAATACTGCACCAAATCTTTATTTTGAATCTTATAATTTTAAAATAAGTCCTTCTTATACAGATGTTAATGGTTTTATTAGAAATGAATATACCGGGTTTACATCAACGTTACCTTATTATTATTTATGTTCAGATGATTTTACTGTTTCAGGTGTGACATCATATAAACCAGATGCTGGATTTCCAACAATTAATAATTTAAGTTCAAATGGATATAACGTTAATTCTGTTCAAAGAGGAAACGTGTTACCAACACCTTTGGTTGGACCAAACCCTAATAACGCAACATCAAATTACTATTTTGCGGGAGGGTCATTTATTGGTTCACCAAACTCATCAAATACATATGGGTTTGGAACCACCTTTGGTAGTTCAAGTGGTGACAAAGAAATATATTGGCCTTGGACACCTATTAGACGATATGCGGTATATTCTCCGGCCTATTACAAATACATTGGTTCAGCATTAACTTCAATACAATATAACGTTTCTTTTGCAACACCAACAACACCACAGTATTTGGTTATGAGAAGTGATAGAATACCAACATCCACTAAAACACAAGATGGTTATTATGGTAATACTGGATATGGATTACACCAAAACAATTTTTTTACATATTATAAAGGAAGTCAGGGGGCATCACCATCAATTGGGGTTGCACCAGACCCAAGTGCGGGACAGACAGTTTACGATGAATCACCATTAGTACAATCACTAACGTCAACTTTAACTTGTGACGGCATGGTTTCACTACAATGTTATCAAGGTACTGGAACAGGAATAACCGTTAATCAAAATTGTGATGTTCCTTCAGACCGGGTTAAACAAGGGTGTTATTGTTTGTTAAATAAAAAATACTTATTGGAGTATGGTGATGATGTTAAATTATTTTTAGAGTGGAAAACAAGATTTACAATGACATTTGCGGCTTGTAGGGGAGTATTCTCACAAACATTCCAAAACAATTGGATTAATGGGGTTTTATATATGTTTACCTTTAATAAGAGTACAACATATAAGTTAAATCAACCTGATGAACCAATATATAATTATTGTAAAGATACGGTAATATTTAATAAATTTAATAATGGATTTTACTATAGAAGTTCTCCTTGGGATGGAACTGATTTTATTGGAGTTAATTCACCACCACCAAGCCCATTTATACCAGTAGAACTTATAACTGAATACCCAGGATTAGGGTATAATAACCAAAGAATCCAGTTCCCAACCACTGTTATGGATTTAGGGCCTAGAGATAGTTTTATTAGTGAAATATGTAATGATGGAAACTTTAATGGATATATTGCCGACCAAATTAGATCAACATCATATAAAGATAATTCAGACATAATACAAATGGGATTCATATCTAGATTATTAAATCAAAGTGTGATAGACCAAATGTTTCCGGTAGGAAATCCTAATGGTGGAAGTAGTGAAGGTAAAGGAATTATACAATTCTTTAATAGTACTAGAGATGGTGAAAGAATTGATGGTGATATCGCACAAGCGTTATCGATTAATTCTGAGTGGAGAGTTACACCTTATTTGAATGAAAATTATAGAGATTTTGATTTATTCATTGGTGATGATGGGGTTGGAGCTAAACCAAGACCTGTATTTGGAGTTTTCTTTTCTTCTAGCACTGAAGAATACCAATATAGAAGGAGATTAAGTCCGGGTATTGAAACTTACGCTAGTTCTTGTGGTAATTTAACATCTTATTATGGTTATCCTAACGACCAAGTTGTCCCACATTATAAATGGAAAATTGCGGGAGCATCAAATAACATTTTTGGTACTGAAAATAATAACTGGGTTACAACATCTAATCAGAATGTTTCCGGTTTAGGGTTCTATAGTCAAGAATATCAAAACTTAGATTTTAATAATCCTTTAGAATATTACCAAGCAGGTACAAATCACGGATTTATAACTAGGTTTAATATTAATGGCAATCCTGTACCATATATTGCAAACCCAAACCCAACAATAACACACGGGACACCAAATGGAAATCCAATAATAGTCGGAGCACCATTCTTCTTTTACTTTGGGTTAAATAACGGAAACACCGCAATTGATAAATTCATAAAACTTTATGTTGAAACTGCAGAATAATGGGAATAGATAGTCCAACAACAATAGTTTTAGGGAGTTTACGAAATAAAACCGCAACTGATACTGATGGTTCTGAAAAAATAGTTTTAGAAGGAACCAATAAAGAAATTGTGGAATATGAAAGAACTATTGATGTAAATGCGTTACAAGTTTTTGATGATGAAAGACAAGAATCGGAAATATATAGACCAACATCAAAATACGATGTTATTTTTAAAAACGCATATTCTGGTATCACAACATACCCACCATATAGGGATTATTTATATTACGTAAATATTGAAGAAAGTGCCGGACAAGTATTATGTGGTACCCCATTTAATATTGTTCCTTGGTTTGGATACCCCCAATACTCTGAGTTTGATTTTGAAAGAACGGACAACTCAAAAGTTGGATACACTTCAGGATTAAATAATCATCAAGATTTTTTAAATATTAGTGCAACAACATATAATTGGACACATTATTTAAGTTACCCATTTGATAATGACTATAACCAACAGTTATTTGCAAATGACCCAACCAGTTTAACAACTTGGAATTGGGTTGCGTCAGATGGTATACCCTTTGTTATTATTTCTAACTCTGATAATATCATTAGATTTAAATGTCCTATGTCACACGGGTTAATTACCGGTGAGTACGTACAGTTGTCTTTTGATTATAACGGAACCACAGTTTTTACCGTAGATTCTTTGGGTGATGGTGGATCTGGTAGTGAGTTTGTAATGTTTAATTTATTCAATATTGGTTATTTAGGAACAACATTTGATGTTGGAGTAACAGGAACCTTTAAAAGAGTTTTAGACCCAATTAACTCCGGAGAAACAACATCAAAGTATTATGTTAGAGTTAATAAAATTTTAACAAATTCAGAAGATGCAATTTTAGTTAAAGCGGCTTTTGAACAAAACATTTTTAACGGTAAAAGTAAACTTGAAAAAGTTTTATCCGGTTTTACACCAACCTTAACGGTATTAACCCCACCTACATTACCAAGAACCTCAATTTTAGAAGGAAGTCAAAGTTATACATTATCTTTTAATAGAGATATTGATGTATCATTGTTAATTGATAATCAAAAACGACCAATAACGGAACTATTCTTTACTACTATTTGGAAAGGTTATTATGGATGGACAGATAGATTAAAAAAAGGACATTACTTTAATGTGTATCTTGATAGTTCTATTCCAAACCAATGGTGGGATTTAACAAACCCATTGTCTGACTCAACTATAGTAAATATTCCATACACCTCAAACTTAGGGTTTGGACCATTTTATTATAATCAAGATTTATTTTCTGGGGATACTATAGATGGTGACTATTGTGAGTGGAATGACTATGAGCAACTTGAAAGAGTAATATCAAGACAAATTAATAAATTCACATTTAATCAAAGTTGGTTTACTCAATTAGATTCTTCACCAAACACAAATAAATTTGGTTATTACTATTATCCACATAACCCAATAAAACTTAAAGTCTATTCTGATTATGTGGAAGAAGGGGACGCTCTTACGGTAGAGGGAATACCAAATTATGCGTTCTACTCAAATATGTCAAATAGTTTTAGATGGAGAGATATATATCCATATGGGTTTGTTGACAATTTAGGGAACGGAGTAGATTACCCGTTTTCAAACGGAAGACATTATCCGTTTAAAAATACAATATTCAGAATTTTTTCTGAAGGATCAGGAATTGCTGATATAACACAAATTGCAGAACCTACGATAGATGAGTGTGAGTAAATATAAATTATTGGTTCCAACAACGGATAAACAAATAAATATTCCTATTGAAATAAAATGGGATTTTACTGAGCGCGACCAGGCAATTGACGTATATCAAGAACAAATTGTTGGGGATTTAATAGGAGAACCAACAGATTTTGAATTATCAAGATTTTCACATCAGTCTTATTTACCACTAAATGGTGGAACAAATTTACAAACAAGTGTTAATTATGAATTTAACTTTTTTGATAGTGGTCAAACAATAAATAACCCAGCGGCTTGGATAAATAGTTATCGATACGAAGGATTTTCTGCGTCGGATATATATTATTACATAAAACCTTTTACAAAATCATTCTTTAAGTTGGATTTTTATGATACAAGAATCGACGCATCACAAACAAATTATTTTACAATAATATTACCAGTACAACAAGGTGATTTTGAAACTGTCACAATATCCCAATCTTTATCTAACATAAAAATTCGTAAACCAAAATTCAAATTAGATTTTGTTGGTGATAAAGAAGGGTTTTTTATTTATTGGTTAAGGAACAGAGGTTATATTGATATGGACGAATTCTATATGTCAGCTAAATTTTTTGATGCAAGAACTGGTGTGTATGTTAAAATGATGAATAGACCACAAGGATCGTTATCAGGAAACTATTATACATTTAATGGGGAAGATTTTTTCTATTACAAAGTTAAATTAGATTATAATACAAAAACATATCAAGTATTTTCAACTGTAACAGGAAACCAGGTTGGGACCGACATAAACCCAATTTTATGGTATGAATACCTTAACCCTTAATTATGGAAGAACAAAAATATTATTTTAAAATATCTCCGGAAAACATTGAGGCGGATCTTATTATTGTTGATTATACTGCAAGTACCGAAACCAATTATGAAATAGATCCTTGTTGTCCAATAACTGCAATAACAACAAATGTTATTACTGGTAGTACTGGGGTTTATACCGGAATGACTTATATTTTGTCAGGAGGAACAAATGGCGAATCTTTATTAACGTGTTTAACAATACCATTACTATTTACTGAAACCGCAATTGACTTTGGGTACTATACTCCATTTGATGGGGCGGCAATACAAAAGGATACTATAACTAACTTTTTGTATTCAGCAACAACCGCCAACCCTTATGATGTATTATTTTTTAACACATCAGATGAAGGGTTAAAGAAATTTTTATCACTATGTACTTTTGTTTTAGATTGGGGGGACGGTTCACCACTTTTTACATTAACAAATACCACACCTGTTTTACATACTTACCCTGCGGCAACAACACAATATGAAATTATATTAACTTGTTATTCACCATGGGGAATATCCACAGTTACAAAACCTGTTAATATACCGTATACTGACGTTATAATACCTAACTCAGGGGGTACCGCATATTTTACTGCCTTTGGTTGTAATTGGACAGGAACACCAGTTAGTTACGATTATATATTTACTGGGGACTCAAACACATCAATTGATGATTATGATAGTAGTACATTTACTACAGTACCTTTTTTAATTACAGGGTATACACAAAGTACTTTGAGTGATTTATCACAATACGGACCAAAATACAATTTATTTGGAGGTAAATATAAATTAAATATTCCAGTAACAGGGACCTCCGCGAGTTACGGAATTGTATATGGACCAGACCCAACCAATACCTATACCGCATATACCGTAAATGATATTTTATATTGGGATATTAACGACGGGACTACAATTTATTTTATTTCTTCTTATGGTATAGATAAGGATGAGTATGTTTTGTCAGCATTAACAAAAAATGAAGCATTATTAAATGTAATTGATGAACCACAAATACAATCTGAATTATTTATTGAAAGGGGTAAAATTTCTGGGTTAGAGGCGTTACAAAGGTTGGGGGAGGTTGATAATTTAGGTGATATAACAAAATATGGTTATGGATACTTTAATGTCAAAAAATACTGATTAAAGTATTTATAAAAAGATAAACAAATTTATAACTAAAAAACGTGGCTACAGGAAATTATGGAACAATAAGACCATCAGATGTAAGTCCTGACGATGTTGAGATAATATTGAATTATACACCGTCTAGAGATAACACTGATAATTTTTTACTAACAAAGTTAGACGCTAAAACTATATTGAAGCCGTATTTTCATAATGCAGATACTGGTGGAAACGCAAATGTTGAATTACTTGGTGGTTTATATAATTTAAAATTACCAGCAGACCAATTTAATAAACTTGGTATTTATACATTATACATAAGACCGGCAGAAATAAGAACTACAATCACTGATTGTGGTGTTTTATCGGCATTACCAAATGTTAAAGGAATTGTTATTGATATTAATAATGTTCCGGTTGATTACAGAAATAAATTTATTAATCAAGGATTAATAGGTTTCAGAGTTGAATATTTAAATGCGAATGGAACTAAAATACCTAATTTCTTTAGGATTATTACCTCATCATTTTATTGTGAACCTGTTTATCAAAACTTAACAAATACTTCACAAAAATCTATTAGATATAGATATGTTGAGAGTAGTACTAATTTATTATTTTGTACTTTATCACCATCAGCATCGCCAACTAACAAACCAAGTGCAACACCGTACATTGGACAACCAAACCAAAATATAATAATAAGTAATACCTTCTTTAACCCAATCACTACTGAGATAGAGATTGTTGACCAAGACATCTCAACACTTGCAATTGCTCTTTATGGTAATCAAACTAAATCAATTGATGATGGTATTTACACAATTTACGACAATCAAAATAACATTTATAAACAATACAATCTATACGAAATTAAGGACCAGTTTAATGAATTATTATATGAGGTTAGACAGGATAGAGGAACTAATATAGATTTTAGTAAAAGTTTTAATAACATAACAGGATAATGGCAATTAATAAATTTACTTGTCCACCACAGGCCTCAGGCCAAGGATCGTTCTCAGACAACTTAGTTGGATTCCAATTAATTGATGGGGGAGGATTTACGCAAGGAAATTTTGAATTTACTACTGGTATTTCGGAAAAACAAGATAGAAATTTTGAGATAGGTGTCTTTTCTGACCCTATGAGTTTAACAAGTATGAATATTGAGGATGTTGAACAATCAAAAATGTTAATTGCGAATAATTTCCAAGTTTATCCAAATTATGATTTAACCCAAATAACAAATTTTACATTATATGGTTCGTTAGTACTTAGAGTTTCTTCGTCTATTAGAAAGATTATTAATTTTTTTCCTGCTGGGTTAGAAGTTCTAAATTATAGACCTGATTATACAACTGGATATACTGCAGTTAATATTGTTTATGACAGTGTAGAAAATGAAACTTATTTTGATTTAGATATATCCGCAATAAGAAACCCGTTTGGTATTGATTATACAACAAATGCGGACAAAAACATTCTTTCATCTGAAATATCAATATCCCAGTTAAGAAATTTAAAACAAAATTTTAACAAATATGGTTTATTTGTGAATGGTGGGGTCTATTCAATAAATGAGATAGTTCCCACAACCGAAAACGATCAGTATCTAAGAATTTATGTTATTGGAGAACCATTCCCAAATAAATACCAAACTGAAGAAGATATAATAATAAGACCTACCGATTTTTATGTTAATAAAGTATTTAATGAAGATTTAGATGCGGTTGAAAACTTCTTACTTAATAGACAGAATTACCCATTATATACCGCATACTTTCAAGTACCGGTTGAAAATGAAGATGGGACATATACGTTTAGTTACCAAACATTAAGATTTCCTACCGATGGAAAATGGAATTTGGACCTTAGAACCAAATCTTTTGAGAATTACTTATCGGAATTAAATAAATTTGCAACAAATTTTGATTCATATAAAACAAATTTAATCTCTAGATTTTTAACTACCGCATCCCTAAAAGAATTTGACACAACAGATAAAAAACTTGAAAAAGTTTTACAATTATATGGTAGAAGTTTTGACGAAACTAAAAAATTTATAGACGCTCTTGCAAATATGAATTCAGTTAGGTATAATGTTAAAAATGACATACCATCACAATTACTTAGAAATTTAGCACAAACTTTAGGATGGAAAATAAATATGTCCCCTATTAGTGAAACTGAATTATTAGATTCCGTATTTAAGGGGGCTGAAAGTAATTTTAGTGGAGTCCCTATTGGACAAACTCCGGAAGAATTAAATTACCAATATTTTAGAAATCTTTTATTAAATTCTGCCTTCTTATTCAAATCAAAAGGAACTAGAAAATCTATTGAAATACTAATGAGATTGATAGGAGCTCCGGAATTTTTAGTTGAGTTTAATGAACATATATATGTTGCCGACCAAAGGATTAATATTAATGACTTTGAAACAAAATACCTTTCAATATCTGGAGGAACCTACGTTCAACAAATACCGGTATTAGATTACACCGATGTGTATTCTATTATGGGAGTACAATATACTGGAGTTACATTATCAAGTATAACTAGGGATGTTAGTGTTACTCTTTCTGATTACCCCATAGACCAATTTGGTTGCCCCAGCATGCCAGTTGAAAGTGACACATATTACTTCCAAATCGGAGGAGGGTGGTTTGAATCAACACCACAACATAGAATGCCGGAAAAGATAGATTTGACAACAAGTGTGTTTACCGGAACAAATCCTTCATATCAAACAAAATTATTACCATTTAATTATGGTGAAGAATATCTACAAAGATACAGACAATTCCCCTATATGGATATGGGATTCAGATTGAGAAAAATTGTGGATAATAAAAAAAGTTGGACAGACCACGAAAGTATTTTAAGAAAAAGTTCTGATGGTAATTTTAATGCGTATTATCCAGTTTCGGAAGACTGTTTAGTTCTTAATGTTAAGAATGTTGATATCATGTTAAATCCAAGTTTAGGGTTGGTCTATGATGTATGGTCTATGTCTAGATTATATAATTACCCAATACCTAATCAAGGATTAAATTATGTTGAACCAACATATTGTAACCCAAACCCAAACACACCATACCCTAAAAGGGGTGGTATTGATTGGACTGAAATTATACCTAAACCAAAAGAAAAAACATTCTTTGAATTTGCCCAAACTTTTTGGCATAATACAATTAATGTTAGAAATAGACAATTCATAACTGACGGTAAAACCGGTGGTTATCCTACATTACAATCAATCTATTGGAAATATTTGGAATCAAAACAAACTGTTAACATCCCAAATGATAATTTCACATATCAAACAATGATTGATTATGTGAATGGTCTTGGAGATTATTGGATTAGATTGGTAGAACAAATGGTTCCAGCAACAACAATATGGAATACCGGAGTTAGATTTGAGAATTCAATTTTCCATAGACAAAAGTTTGTTTGGAGAAGACAATACGGATGTCAAATTGTTCCAATACCTTGTAAACCTTGTCTTTTAACTTCACAATTATTTGCTTTTGATTGTCCCACCCAGTTTATTGAATGTGGGTTATATCCTTGGACAAATAATCCAAATATTGTTTCTTTTGGTACTATATTGGCAGAAACTTTAAATAATTATTTATTGGCGAATGGTTTAACTTTAAGTGATTGTTTATTAAATACAATTGTTGTTCATTGGTATGTTGATTTAAGATTAAACGGAGTTCCATTAACTATAGACCTATTTACAACAACAAGTGGGTATTCTGTAATACCAACAAATTCTGAATGGGTGAGCGGATTAACCCAATCTTTAAATAATTTACAAAATGACGGACTAACTTATTCTATTGATGAGGAAAATAATTCCGTAACTGTTTTTAACATAAATTGTACACCACTTAGCCTTGACGATACGTTTGAGATTAATGTTGGTTTGGACTTTAATATACTGTGTAATCAATAATGAGTTATATTAATTTTATATCGTTTACTGTTACTGGAGATTGTGGTAATCTGAGTGTTGGTGAAATGTCTTTCACTATAACCGGAGACTCACCTACTTGGATTGTAACCGAAGGACCACCATATACTGGTTTATTACCTTTGTCTGGTTTAACACCTGGAGATGAAACCTATTATGTTGGTGGATTAAGTGCCGGAACATACTCAGTTATCGTACAAGACACCGCACCAACCGGCCCAACACCACCATTTAGTGTAACAACAACATTTAATATTTCTTCAGGTACTACCGTTTATTTGGATGCGGAAGGAACTACTTGTGGTTTAAATAATGGTTCATTAACTGGTTATACCGGAAATTTTTATGGTAATTCATCATTTTATTTATATACACTTTTAGGTGATTATGTAACAAGCGCTCAAACACCTTATAATATTGGATATGTTATTTTTCCTAATTTATCTGCCGACACTTATTATGTTATTGGTGATGATGGTGGTGGTTGTACTGGGAGAAGTGAATCGGTAATAATTAATGTAAGTAGTTCTTTTGATTATGGTTATTATGCCGTGGACGATGCGAGTTGTATAAACAACCAAGGTAGTGGTAAAATATACTTAACAGGACTTACAACACCAACAAGTGCCTACACAATTAATTGGATATCAAATGTTAATGGTCAAACAGGAACAACCGTAACCGGATTAACACAAGGGTTATATACGGTCGAAGTTACCGACACAATCGGATGTATAGTTCAAAAAAACATTCAAATAGTTAATGTACCTAAAATAGGTATAGGAGCAACATATATTACATCACCAGGATGTTTCCAAAATAACGGAGAAGTAACGGTTGTTGTTACTGGAGGAACCGCACCATTCTACTACTACGCCTCAAATGGGGATGACTTTATTGGTTTTGGTACATCACATACATTTACAGGATTAACCAATGGGATATTAACAATAACGGTAACTGACGCTGGTCTATGTAATGACACAATACAAGTTAATCTTGTTACACCAAATTCTTTTGGTGTTGTAAATGTCGTTACAACAAATTCAAATTGTAATTCAAATAACGGATCGATATATATAACAATTAATAATGGAGTTGGGACTGGTAACTACAATTATACTATTTCTGGGTCTAACGGAACAAATCAAGTAAATGTTGCCGGAGGACTATCACAAACATTTCAAGTAGGTACTGGGGACTATGTGATTTTAATTGATAATGGGGCGGATTGCCAATATACTGGAACAACAAGTGTTTATAATGTTGATAAATACACAATAACGGGTTTAACTCTTAATACGTCTTGTGGTTTAAATAATGGAACCATAAAAACATCGGTATCAACGGGGGCAGTTTATCCTTTGTCATATCAGTTAGTGGGTCCAATAGGTAATTCAATAACCACAACACAATTAAATGGTAATTTTAGTGGATTACAAGCGGGTACTTATAATTTAACTGTTACAGACGCAACTGGATGTCAACAAACAATACCAATATACATTGCACCATCAAGCCCTATGTATTTTGATTTTATGACCTTTAATCCGGTGTTTGGTAACGATGGTCAAATAAATGTTTTAATAACAAGTGGTACACCACCATTCTCATATACTTGGACTGGTAATGTGGGGGTACAAACAGGGATTGTAATTACAGGATTAACATCGGGAGTGTATAGTTTAACAATAGTTGATGATAATGGTTGTTCATTTACAAGAATTGTGAAATTAAAAGGTACTGAACTTTTTGGAACATACTCAGTGTTCAATATATGTGAACAAAATTTTGAAGATTCTAACATTGTAGGTAAAAGAGGTATTTTACAAATGTTTAATGAAGGGTTTTACGATTTAACTTCCGGAGATACAAATTGTATTGTTAATTCTGCGGAATTTAACTTACAAGTTATTGTTGGTGGTGATGAATTAATTGAAACAATATATTATTCTACAGGACTTGATGATTACCCAAGTGAAGTTGTGTGGGCTGATTCATTAATAGAAATGTTACAAACATTTGTTGGTATTGGAGATGTAACAATAGATTATGTTAACAACAAAATAACAATAACTAATGATTGTGAAGAGATTATTAAAAATTGTAGAACAAAAACTTACAATTTATTAAATGATACTAAAATAACGGTTAATTTAATTATCAATTACGATATATCTTGCGTGGCGTGTGAACCAACACCAACTCCGGACATTCCAATTAATGCAATTATTACTAATAATAATGAATATATGGAAACTGGTGATGATGAATATTTACAATATAATTAAATATGCAACAACTAACTTTAAATAGTATCATAGGGTTAGTACCCCCATTTAGTGGATACGCTTGTGACGTTTACGGGAACCAATGTGAATATATTGGAACAATAACCTCAACACCAGTAACTATAACATTACCCCCACCTTTTGACATGGCCCCAACAATAGGGTTTAAATTAATTGATTCTACTGGGTGTGAAAAATTTGAAATCTTAGATTGTTAGTGGTGTAATTAATAGTTACACAACATACATTAACTTAAAAAGTATTCCAGTTAATCCGGAAATAAATTCACTTTATTTATTTTAACAATATATTTTAAATATGAAAGATATTGTATTTGTAACTGCACAACCTGACGTTCCATATTTTCATTGGCAGGTTAAATTATATGTTCATAATTTTATTGAGAAGGGAATTGACCCTAAAAAAATTCACGTAATTTTTGCTATGGTTCACGGATCAAAAGAACTAACAGAAGGAGCAAAAAAATTAATGGACTATGGTATTAATGTTCATTTTTTTGATGATAATAGAAGTAAAAATTTATATATACCTAGCATAAAACCTTATTTGATATTTAAGTGGTTAGAAAAAAATCCTGAATTAGGTAAATGTTTCTTTTTACACGATGCCGATATAATCTTTAATAAATTACCAAACTTTGATAGTTTATTAAGTGATGATATTAATTATTTATCAGACACAATAAGTTATATTGGATATGATTACATTATGGATTGTGGTAATAGATATGAAAAACAACATCCTTCATCTGAAAAAGGACAATTAATAAGTGAAATGGCAAACATAATTGGGATTGATGTTAACACAATAAAAGAAAATCAAGAAAATTCTGGGGGAGGACAATACCTTATAAAAAACACCGATTATAAACTGTGGGAAAAAATATACATTGATTCAACACCATTATATAATCAAATGTTAAGTTACCAAAAAAGATTCCCAATTAATCCAGGACAAATACAGTTTTGGACTGCTGAAATGTGGTCCGTTTTATGGAATTTATGGTTACATAATCATAAAACAAAAATAACAAAAGAATTGGATTTTTCCTGGGCGACGGATAATGTTAATAGGTATAATTCTATGCCAATACTACATATGGCCGGAGTAACAGATGACCTAAAAGGAACTAAATTTTATAAAGGAGAATACATTAATGTCGACCCAATAGAAAAATTAAGAGAAGATGAGAATTACTTTAATTATGTTGATAAAAATAGCTCAACAATAAAATATATTGAAGTAATGAAATCTTTTATTCAAAAAACTAAAATCTGATTATTTATAATAAATGGAAACTTGTTTTAAATTGCTTTCTTGTGATGGGTCTTATAATCCATTTAACTCTAATAATCCTAATTTATCTGGGTATGTTGATACATTTATTACCATTGATTTATTAGGTCCTTTAACAGGAACCCCAGAAACCCAATTTTTAGTTAAAAATTTAGGTGAAATTGATTGTGTTACAGGACAAACTTTTAATATTATTAGTAGTGCCGAAACTTGTGATTGTCAGTGTTATATTTTTAAAACGCCCGAAGAACCAATATTAACCACATATGTTGATTGTGACTATAATTTGTTAGAGGTTTATTTACCTACAGGAAAAACAACAAACTTATGTAGTGTCATTAAACCAATTTTTGATATTGGAGATCCTTTACCAATAAAGTTAGGGGGAATATGTGTTAGTGGGGATTGTCCAAATTACGACATGCCTGTTACTATTGAACCCAGAAATGAATGTGACGTACTTACAATATTTCCTATGGGTGTTGATTGTATTATCCAAAATCCAACTAACGATAGAACATTTGACGGAGCGGCAGCATTATCAATTACCGGAGGAACACCACCTTATACGGTAATTTGGGATAGTGGAGGTATTGCACCAACAATATATAATTTAAATGCTGGTTCATACGGAGCAACCGTAACCGATTTTTATGGTGATTTTATTATTAACACAATTTGTGTTTTAACTGCCGAAACAACAACAACCACAACAAGTACAACAATAAAACCACCTATCGAATATAGTGATTTATGTGGAATTGCAACAATTAGAAGCAAAATAATCGGAGTACCCATTGACTATGTACAAATACAATTAGAACCTAATGGGGCAATTAACGGTAAAGAAAGTTGGATATCCCCAGACACCCAATATTTATTATCTTGGATTACCGGAGCAACAAACCAATGGGTTTTAACTGGATATCCATCACCATACATTAATATCGTAAACGCAAATCCGGCAACACCACCATTAACTGGATGGCAAGTATTAGGAGGAATAGAAGTTTATAATTTTACACTTATTAGTGGAGACTGTACAAGTGATAGTTTGGTAGGATTTAACTTAACCAAAAATGACCCTATTTGTGGTAATAGTGGAAGCATCCTTATCCAGGCTTATGGTGGAACTGGAATTTATGAATATTCAATTGATAATGGGATTAATTATACCTCAAACCCTATGTTCCAGAATTTAGGTTCAGGATCATATGTTGTTTACGTGAAAGATTCTAATGGAGTTACATTTCTTCAAAATGTGTCATTAATACAACAACCAACAACAATTTATACAGTTGAATTAAACGTAAATACGGCAACAAATACATTTAGTATTAATTGTCCTTTATTATTACCAGGAGACACATTAACGTTTAATTTAAATAATAATAGTAATTTACAATATTACCCTAACACTCTTTCACCAGTACCTTTATATAATAATGTTGTTACTATAAATGGTTTTGGGCCAATGACTTTAGTAACAACAAACAATTCACAAAATGTTTTAAGTTTACCTTGTTCTATAACACCAATAACTCAATTACAACAAGTAAAAGCATATAGTAATCAAATAACATTAAGTTATGGTCAAACAATTACAGGTTCTTTTACCAATAGTTTAGTAAACTACTCACCTTTTGGTTATTGTGTGTTAGCACAAAAAAATTATCAATTATTTATGACAAATGCAAAAATTAATAATTGTAAGTGTTGTAGTGTTATTATAAAAAACCCACCGTTATCTACCCCTATAATCGTAAAAAATTAAATAATAAAATATTTATCACATAAATGGCATATATAATAAAAAATACATCAGGATTAGTTAACACAAGAGTTACCGACGTTGGTAGACAGAAAATGTCCCAGGGTAACTTTAATATTTCTTATTTTCAAGTGGGGGATAGTGAGATATCATACGATAAACTACCAGCAACTTATAATCAGGCAAATAGTTTTATTTTAGAACCTGGGTTTAATAGTCAAAATACTAGCGGAGCTCCCCAATCAAACAAACAATATGTTAAATACCCATATTATGCCGATTCAAACCAAAGAAATACATATGGAATACCCTTTATGGACTCAACAATTGATCCGGTATTTAATCGAGCTCCTTTAAGAGGATTTTTTGGGGGAATAACAACCGCAACAACAATAAATTGGGAAGTTTTAGTTGGGGATAATTATGTCCTTAGTTCTAATTATATGGTGGATATGTCAATGCTTAATGGGTCAAATCAAATTGAGTTAATATATTCTGGTTGTAATAGAACAAGTGAGACAACTCCACAAATTGGGGATATTATCACAATTTATTATGATGGGAATGCATTATTAAATTGTGAGTGTATAAACTTACCAACACCAACCCCAACACCTTCAGTAAGTGTGTCCCCAACGGTAACTATGACCCCAACACCAACACCTTCACCAACAGATATTTGTGCGTCATCAACACCAACACCAACACCAACAAGAACTCCTTGTTTAACCCCAACACCAAGTCCTGAGTGTCCATTACCACCACCACCGGAGTGTTTTATGGGAATGAATAGTTGTTATACTATTTTAACATATAGAATTATTGATGTTTGCGGTGATTTAATAACTTTAGATAGACCAACACCAGATTATACAAACTTACTTGTTATGTGTTATTCAAGAGTATTAATATACCCTCAAAATATGACACAAATATATGATAGTATAACACCAGGACCACATTGGAGTGAACAAGTTATAAATTTTGAATCTATATGTGATACTGACCAGTTTGATGTTAAAGTTTGGAATATGAATATTCCTTGGACAGAAAATCCGGCAGGTTTAATCCCATCATTATTTGAGGACTACACTAAATTTGGTTCTATTAATTATATAGGATCAAAAGAATATTTTGGATATAACTCAAGTTCTGGTCAAACAGATACTGATTATGTTTATTATTATAATTCATTTGACGAAATTGTTCAGGTTAAACCGGAAGAACAAAAGGCAATTGCGATTATACATTATACTAATCAAACAATAGATTTTTTCTATGGTGAGAAATTTGCGTTAGAACCATATGATGTGACAAACCCAGAAGACACAACAGGTCAAGCAAGAAACTTTAAATTACATATTCCTTGGTTAATGTGGCATAAAAATCCTGAATGTTGTTTTGGACAAACATTTTGGGTAGATCCTCCAGGGTTTGAAGACAAAGAATTATTTACGGTTCATTACCTCAAATCAACTAAGAATGAAGATATGAACCAACCTGGTATGAGATATTACCATTTATGGGACACAAACCCTAATTCAGATGGAATCCCAAGTAGAATAGGTAAAGTTTTCCCTGACAGTAAGTTGGTTATTATTGATGATGAAGAAATAATTGCCGCAATGTCTTATAAATCAAATAGAAACTGGACGTTACCGGCACCTCAAGTATCATTAATAACACCAAATACTTGTGATACCACAACATCGGCAACTGGAATCCTAACAGGAAATTCAGAGACAATGTTTATAACATATAGATTAACTAATGACAATGAATTTACAAATTCATTGCATTGTAATTACTATTCAAAAGTTATTGGTAATAATAATGATTGTAATCCGGATACTTCTAAAAATATTGCAATTAGATTTGGTCCTGAGTTTGGATGTTTAGTCCAACCAGTTCATAATCATATAACAACTACAACCACAACAATACCAGTTTGTCAAAGATATGAAATCATTAATAATGGTGATAAAGGTGTGATCGTAACGTTTACGCCTTGTTGTGATGAAACAAAAACATCACCACTATCATTACCCGGATCGACAGGAACACAACTTTGCTCAAGCACCGATATTGACCCAATTTCATCCGCGGTGACAATAACCAATTTAGGTGATTGTCCTTCGTGTATTACAACTACAACAACAACATTTTGTCCTACATGTGAGGTACCTTTAGGTTTTTATGGTAATAGATTTGAAATATTAGCACAAAAAGTTGTAACAGGAACTAGACCAGATTCCACAAAATGGAAAGTCATTGATTTTACTCCACTTATTAGCGGAACCTCAATTAATGGATACTTAACTCAAAATGGTATTACTGGTAGTACTTTTATAATATCAAATGAGAATTATAATGTCGCACCTTACTATAATTTAAATACATTCATCCCATTAACACCTAACGGTAATGTTGGAGCAAAATTAAACTTTGGTGATGAATATTATTTTTATGGAGCTTTTGAAACAGATATACAGGCAACAATATATGAAATGAAATATAAAATTAATTTAAGTTCTAGTGAATTCCAGGTATCAACAAACCCATCTTGGACTCAAGGGACTACATCATATGTTACTGAAATTGCGTTATTGGATGAAAATAAAGATATATTAGTTATGTCAAAACTACAATCACCAACAATAAGACAAGGTACCCAACAATACGTGATTAAAATAGATTTATAAAACTACAATTTTTTAACATTTCATTTATAGTTAAAATAAAACTATTTTATGGCAAAAACTATGAAAAATTCACCAAAAGTTTTAGGGTTAGATATTTCCACAAAAACAATTGGATGGGCTTTATTTGATATTAAAACCCAAGAGTTATTAGAATTAACTCACATATCACCAAGACCTAAAATGGGTAATGAAGTAGATAAACTAAAAGAGTTATTATTAAAATCAGAAATATTTGCCGAAAAAGTTAAACAATATGTTGGTTTAGGTATAGTAAAAGTAATTATTGAAGAACCACTACTTAACTCAAATAATGTTTATACCATACAAACCCTTTTAAGATTTAATAGTTTTATATTCAAAGAAATATATAATATTTTAGGTATTATTCCTGAATTTGTCTCAACATATAACGCTAGAAAATTTGCTTTCCCAGAATTAGTACAAGAAAATGATAAGAAAAAATTTGTCCTATTTGGGGGATTACCAAAAGACATTGATAAAAAAATGATTATTTGGGAAAAGGTTGCAAAAAGAGAACCCCAAATTACGTGGAGTTATACCAGAAATAATACATTAAAAAAGGAAAATTTTGACCAAACAGATGCTTACGCTTGTGTTTTAGGGTTTATGAGAAATAATAATATATGGGAATAATATTGGTTTAAACATCAATAATTTAAAATACCATCTTTTTAGGTGGTATTTTTTTTTAACCACAAATATTACCTGTTGGTGTGATTTGTAATGAAGGGTTGTACCCAATAGGGATCGTTGACGAACATATTATTAAACTTTGGTATGATTGTATCATACCGTCAATTGGTGGTTTATCCCCACAAATTGTATATTGGTATTCCTGTGATGTAGCAGCTTGATTCACCAAAAGATATTCCGTTATAATACAAGGAGATATGGTTGTTGTTGTTGTGGTTGTTGGTGTTGGAGACGGGCAAGGAACACTTAGTAATGTTGTGTTAAAATTTAAGTCAAAACAATCTACGGATGGATTGGTATTTAAAACAATAACCCACTCTAATGTGGTACCTATTGGAAGTACGCTGTCTATTTCTAAATAAGCCCCTAAGATATTTGTTGTAGTTTCAGTTGCATTCCATCGACCATTGATATTATCCCAATAAATGTTATAAATGTACTGCGGTGAAATAGGGAATGGAAAACTCCATGTGTATGATAATTTTCCATTTATAAATGTGCCAGGATTAACATTTACAGTTCCACATTCAGAATTCATAATTAAACATTCTAAAATTGGATCGGGAGTTGGAGTAATACAATCTAAACAAGCTCCTTGATTAAACGGACCAATTAATCCTACAATTTGTATGTTGTCAATACCACTTATATTGTCGACTAAACCCTCAAATGTTGCACAAATACCAATACCGTTAATGTATGTACTATACACGTATCCTTCACTAATTGTATTTCCTGATGAATCAAGTAAAATTTGTGTGGTGTAATATTCTAAACCAGTAAAACAATCAACAAACTTTTTAGTGTTACCACACCTCATATATTCGTCAAAAATATTAAAATTAACTATTCCATTAATATCACAAGGTCTTGTAACTTCAGGTGAAGGAGTTGGTGTTGGGGTATTTGTTGGAGTAGGAGTTGGGGTGTACCCAGTTATCATAACATCAATAAGAAATCCACCACAAGGATTTGATGTGGTTGGTGTTGGTGTTGGCGTTGGGGTTGGAGTATTTGTTGGTGTTGGTGTTGGAGTTTGGGAAACTAAACAATTAAAAATTGCGTTAAAATCAAAAGAATCACATGCCGATGTTGTTGTTGTGGTTGTTGTCGGACATAACCCACTAAAAAAAAACCCTGAATCTAAGTCAGGAAAAGTGGAACCAACACCAGATGGACCAAATTGGTCACAAGTACCCCCCAAACTTAAAGATAAACACCAAGAATCTTCAGTTAATGAATAATATATAAAATATCCATTAGTTAAACCTGTAAAATAATTATATCCATTATATGTAAGAGATAAATTATATTCACCATCATAAGATTGACTCGTATTAAAAATACAATAGTTTTCGTCAGTGGCCATATTATATTGTTAAAATCTCATTTATTTGACATTCATTATTATCAATAACCCTCAAATTAAATTCTGTTGAGTTTGCATAAATAATTGGAACCTCAAACGTGTAAGGTAAATCTCCGGAATTTATTGTTGACACATAAACACAAGATGTCATACCTGTATCACACACGTAAACATCAAATGGTGTTGAACCTGAAATATCGTTTATTGTTATATCTATTGGCATACTACAATAAATATAGAACTTTATAAAAACTTCTGTAGTTGATAAATTTAAATATTTCTTGTATATTATAAAGGATGGAAGAAAACGAAGCGTTAGTCGAATTATTAGAGGAAATTTTAGGTGATCATGGACTACACTACGGTAACCGAGGACAAATATCGTTCAACTGCCCAGTTTGTGATGACGATATGAACAAACATAATTTAGAAATAAATTATATAAGTAATGTTTATAAATGTTGGAGTTGTGGTGATGTTGAAGGTACTCATGGACCTTTGGGAAAATTATTTGATAAATTTGGGAACAAAAAACAAAAAAAACTTTATTATATATTAAAACCAGAAACTGCGCCCATAAAAGAAAAAAAATACAAAAAATTAAAGTTACCGGAAAGTTTTACATTATTTAAAGATTCACATAAGATTTATCCAATTAGAAGACAAGCATATAATTACTTACAGAGTCGTGGAATAACAGATGAGATGATTGAAAAATATGGTATTGGTTTTTGTGATAAAGGAAATCATGTGGGTAGAATTGTCGTACCTTCTTATGATATAAATGGTGAGTTAAATTATTACGTTGCTCGTAGTTGGGATTCACATACTAAATTTAAATACAAAAATCCTGAGGCGGAAAAAGACAAAATAATATTTAACGAAAAGTTAATTAATTGGGATAATGATATCTACTTGGTTGAGGGTGTGTTTGACGGATTTTTCCTGGACAACTCAATACCAATGTTAGGAAAACATATGTCCGAAATGTTATTTGATAAAGTTTATAATAACGCAAAGGGAAATGTTATAATTGCATTGGACGGGGATGCGTGGAATAACGCAATTAAACTTTACCACGAATTAAATGGTGGTAACTTATATGAAAAAATAAAAATAGTGAAATTACCTAAAGACCAAGATGTGTGTGATTTGAGAGGTAATATAAATGAATATTTTATAGAAATAAAAGATTAATGGATTTAAATAAAATAGCGGAAGAGATTAGAGATATTATCTCAAAAAAACAAAAAGAATTCCAACTAACATTTGAGGAAGACGCTCATAAGTATACAATGTTGGATACTAGTGGTAAATTAAGGGACAATTTTCCTTCGGTTTCTAAATTAATGAAATTATTTTATAAGGAATTTGACTCTGAGGGAATATCATATAGAAAGGCAAATGGGGATCCATATGAACAACAACGATTGTTGGAGGAATGGGCAAATGCTGGCACATATTCTACAAACATGGGTTCTCGTGTTCACTTCATATTAGAGAAACATACGTTAGAAGAATTTGGTATTGGTAAAGAAGTGAGACAACCAATTTATGAATGTGATGCCGAACAGATAGTAAAAGGTGATACTATGGTTGTTGCTGGTAAACAATATATTGATTTACTCAAAGAACGTAATTGTATTTTACTTGATACGGAGATGGTTTTAGGTCACCCTGAATTAGGATATACAGGACAACCAGATAAGGTATGGTTAATTATTGGTGTCAATGGGGATCTTGGTATTTTGATTACTGATTGGAAGACAAACAAACCTAAAAACTTTGAAAAGAATAAGTTTACAAAACCGATGAAGAAACCATTTGAAGATTTACCTGATAACGCTCTTGGTCACTACAACACCCAATTACCATTCTATGGTAAGTTATTATTAAAGATGTTGGAAGGGACAAAATATGAAAATATAAAACTGATGGGTTGTATTGTTGTGTTATTAACGGAAGAAAGAGAATTTGTTGAACATAGAGTTTCAAAAAAAACTATTAACACAATTCTTGAAATGGATATGAAAAAGTATTTGACAAAATAAATAAATTAAACTATATTATAGTATGGAAATGACAATTACACCAATTTGGTACACAATCCAAGCAGTTTGGTACTCCAACACTACTTGGGACACTGAAAAAATTAAAATAAACATAAATTATATTATAAAATGAATGATGATATCATAAGACCTAAGATTGATCTTAGGCAACAACCAACTATTATTTGTGAGGAGTGCAAATCAAAATTCTTCAAAGAAGTAACTATGTTGAAGAAAGTCCCTAAATTATTAACAGGAAGTTCGGAAGATACAGTGGTACCATTCCCAACATATATGTGTAATAGTTGTGGATTTGTAAATGAAGAATTCTTAATTTTTGAATAATGGAAATAGGTAAAATGACAATAAATCAGGCATACCCACACCTTAGAAGTGTGGCTTTGGCTTACGGATTAAATTTAAATAGAGTTAGAGAATTTAGATTCGCTAGACTTATATTGGTAAACCTATATAATAGAGAATTAGTATGACACATAAAGAATTTTACATTTGGTTGGAAGGTTACCTATATGGTAAACTTGAAAATAAACACATTGAGATTACACCTATAGTTGAAAAAATGGGTGAAGTAAAGGATGGACCAAAATTTGGAATTGCCGAACCCTACAGAATACCAATACCTATAAATCCATTCCCAATAAAAGATGACCCTTATAAACCACCATTTGAAGTATATTGCGGAGATAAAACACAATTAAACGATTAAATTATGAAAAACGTATTATACATTATATGTTTATTAGTAGTTATTATAACTTCTTATAAAACAAAATCTAATTGTGATGATTATACCCAAAAATTAAATAATGAGATAGACTCTCTTGAAACCCAAATTAAAA